TTAATGTGTTTGTACCTGCAACTGAAGGTGCTTGAAGGGTAATTGCCCCTGATGTATCTCCACTGATAACTAATGAACTCATAGAACCACCCATCTACTGCCCGAAGGCACGGTTACTGATTTTCCACTAGCTATCGTTACAGGGCCTGTGCTTGATGCTGAATAGCCTGTAGGAATCGTATAACTAATAGAAATTGTTTGGTTGTTTACAAAAATGCCATTACCGGCAATAACTTCAGCTGCTGTTAATTCGCCAGTAGAAGGCTTAAATAAATACTCTGTGTTAGCAGTATAAATAACTTGCGCTGTACCTGATGTAGCATGCGCAAATAATGGATAGTACGCTGTTGATGAAGCCGTATCATTACTGATTGATGAACCGCCAACAGAATACCAGCCGGGTGTGCTCGCCACTTCACTATAACCTTCAAACTGTTTAGTGTCGGTGTTATAGCGAATCATGCCCTCAGTTGGGCTAACTGGTTCTTGTGCAGTTGAGCCAGCAGGTAATAGTACTGCGCCAGTCGAAGTAAAAGAAGCCGTGCCCGATGCCGTAAAGTTGGTAAATTTACCTGTGCTAGGTGTCGTAGCTCCAATCGACATATTGTTGATTGTGCCCGCTGTAGTTGGATTAACAGTTACCGTTCCGGAAGGGGACAAACTAGCGCTTGTATTAGCCGTTAAATTAGTAAAAGTACCGGCACTTGCAGTTGTACCACCAATATTGGGAGCGTATGTATTGCCTGATGGGTCTACAAAAACAGCTTCTTCAGAAGGGTACGTAATAAATACGTTTTGTAAGCCAGCATTAAAGTTAACTGTTCCACCAGCATTTGATGATGAGTAAACTGTATTACGTGTTAATTGATTGCCAGACGTGGTCGTGAAAGTGCCAAGGCCAACCTCCCAGTTATTACCTGATTGGTCGGCGATGCAATAATACGTTGTCGTGCCGCTTGTTACTAGTGCCGTAACAAAAGATTGGTATCCTGTTACTGCGCCAAGTAAATTTACTACTCCGGTACCCGGAGAGTTTGCGGTCTCTAGTACCCTATCTTTTACCAAGAACGCCATATACGGCTCCTAATTAACTTGTGGCAGTTGTGCTATATGTAACTGAAACAGTGTCACCGGCTGTAGTTGTTTTTGCAACAGAGAAGTTACCTTCAGAATATAAAGTACCGCCAGTGTTGCTTTGTGCGCTAGAAGCACCTGAACCTAGTACCAAGAAACAACCGTAAACAGTACCGCCAGAACCAGTAATTGTATAGGTAATAGCAGTTGCTGTAGAAGAAGTTACGTTAGATGGTGTAGAGCCAGTAGAAGTAGAAGAAGCAAACACTGCAGTACCACGAACAGCGGAGCCGCCAACTGTATAGGCAATAAACTCTTTACCACCACCAACCAAAGTTGTCATAGTATCAGTGGCAGCTGGAGTTAAACTGGCGTTTGTTAGACCTAGATATGGGCCAGTAACTGTGTATGCAGAGCCTTTTAGCAGGGTGTCAAGCATTAACTGCTTACCAGCAGCAACTACCAGATTTGGAAACTCTTCAGTCCACTTTAAATTACCTTGTGCATCGTGGCACTCAACGTACCAATGACCTTCAACACCAAGGGTCTCGTTTTTAATAGCGTTAGCTTGCATACTAATTTCTGCGTTATCGCCACAGCTTGCTAATTCTTTTTGCATAATTGCTCCTAACTAATTCTAATAATGGCGTTTGTCGCCGTGGGGGTTGGGAATGTTACAGTAAAAGTTCCTGCTGATGTGTTCGTTTTATCCGAACCAAAATCCAAAACCGCTACCGCTGCATTAGTTGTACCATTATATATTAAGGCGCACCTAGCAGTAAAGCTAGCTCCTGTCCAAACTACGGGGGCAAAAGATATATAAGCGGTGTTTGAATTGGTGTCGCCTACGGGCACTTGTGTAATGGTTAGGGGCTTTCCCCCGGCAGTGTAACCTGCACCAGATACTTCGTTGGCGGTTGTATAAGCGGTTGTTGAATTATTAAGGCTAGCGTTGCCAGTATAAAGGGCGATATTGTAGGTATATGGGGTGCCAACAGCAAAGTTTTCCAACCCTGATAAAAGATTTACTTTAAAAACCGTAGTCTGCCCTTGAATAATAGCCATTATGAGCCTCTACCACCAGTATTAATTTTAAGCTGGCCATCTCTGTAGAAGTCGCCACGCTCCATACCATCTGAGAGGCGTTTAAGCTGTGCCATGGACTCTTGGTACTTGTCTTCATAGTACTTAACCATATCGGCCTCGCCCTTCATGAAAATCATAGCTTCGCGCATAGCGCCATAGAACAAAACCGGGTCGTAGTTATCGCCCAGCCAGCTAGTTCCGCTTGCATTTGAAATGGCTGTTACTGTGATAGAAAAGCCGCTACCAGTACTACCAAGGGAAGAACAAGAAAGAACATCGCCCACGACATAAAAATTGCCGCCAAACTTAACGCTACAGGATGTGACTGAGCCTCCAACGATAACGATATCAGCAGTTGCATTAACACCTGAGCCTCCAGTTAAAGGAACATTTTGGTATACACCATTGGTATATAGCGTACCGTAGTTTGTTACTGCTATGCCGCTAATTTGACCTTGAACAATGGTTGGTGGGTAGTAGAAATAGTGCATTTCCACTTGGTAGTTTTGGTCTGGGGTAGGCCCAATTATCAGAGTCATCTCATTCACATTATTGTATTGAGACCCAAATAAGGAATAGTACTTTGGCAACCCAATAGCGTTTGTGGCTGGATATGCTTCACGGATAAAGTTGACGTCTTTGTTTAACAGGTAGTTGTAGTTACCCGAAGAGTCAATAACCGCGATTGAATAATTAGCCAGCCAATCTAAAGGTAGAGATACGTATTGATTGTTAGCTGTTATGGTGCCAATAACATTTTTACGTAATGAAGGTAAGTTAACGCTATTGTATATACGGTCTTCAGCCTGCTGAATAAATACAGGGATACTAGCTACAAATAGCTGTTCAGTATTTTCAGCGTAGGCTTGTATATTGTTATACAGCGTTTCGTAATTCATTAGGCTAATGGACCTCTAGAAGTATAACCTTTGGTAGCTGCGCCAAAACCACGTTGCTTAACGCCTTCGGTTTTAGTAGCTGGGTAGTTACCCTTGCTAACAGTACCAGTAGAAATATTCATGCGGTTCATGTAAGCAGCGCCGGTCTCTGTAGATTCTGCAGGTAGTCCACCTGATACGGGGTTTCCGCTCATATCATGGGGCATAGCATACTTTTCAGCAGGCAGTGTGTTTTTGTTGTTACCAACCTTAACGGCTGGGCTGTTCTTTTTTGTGGGTTTAACTTGAGCAACCATGATTACATTCCTTTGCCTTTTAAATCAATAGAACCAAACTGATTAACCAGCTTAGCACGGTTCATACCATCAGCTTTACGCTCGTCGTTTGATACGCCAAGACTTTTATTAGCCGACATTGTTTTTGCTTTTGGACCATCATCACCTAAGTTTCTACCTTTGGTCATACCTTTTTTTGCAATACCATCGCCTCTTGCCATTTTCCTACTCCTAGTTAATTGTTACTGTTCCAACTTGCCCAACTCCAACTAAATAATTTGGGGTCTCGTTATAATCGTATCCTTGCCCTACAGGGTTCCAACCCCACTGTACTGCCCTACTACCACCTGATGCTACACCATACCCACTTTGCGTAGGTCCACCAGTATAAGGATTTGTTTCTAATCCAGTAGTACCTGACTGGTAGTAACTGTTATCTCGTCTTGGTTCCCGTACAGCCTGTGGGTCATTGACCGGGTACATACCTAATTGTAACTGAGGCTGGTCCATTTCCCAACATTCTGGGCATACTTTAATGCTAACATTTTTAGTCTTAATCGTCAGCTTTTTAAGAGTGACAAGTTTGTAACGAAAGCCACATCTATCGCACTCGGCAATCGCAAACCGACCAGAAGCAAACTGGGTTGTCATTACTTAACGCCTAAAAATGTCTGACGAGGAATAAACCTAATCGGTGCCTTTTCTCTGTCTTCTTGTGCTGCTAAATCAAATTGTTGTTCGTAGTCCTGCTTTAAGCCTATAACCCGCTGGGCATCAATACCTTGAATTTTCATAGATAAATAGTAAGCGAGTCCTGCCACCATGCAGGTCAAAAAACGGAAAGGTATATCTTGGGTATTAACACCACCACCAGAATCTTGAATACGGCGCATACGCCAGTAAACAAAGTTGTAATACGGGTTATTTGCTGTGCCTTGGTCTGGGGTTGGCCAAACGGTGATTTGAGGCTTTCTATCTGGAGTTGGGTCAGTAGGGTATGTTGCACCTGATTGGCGGTTAATCCAGACCTGTATAGGGCGTCCCTGGGCTAATTTATTAGGGATTGTAGAGTAGGTAGATACACTGATGCGACTGATGGTGATATCGGTTTGATTACTTTGCTGGCCCGCATTAGTGCGGATTTGGTGTTCCAGTAGGTCGATTGTATCAGTAGGTAAATCATATGTATTAATCCCTTGCACCATAGGAATAGTGCCTTGTTCAATAGTCCAAAGATTTATGCCTCTATTTGCCCACTCAATAGTAAGCAAGTTCAAAGAGCGGCGCGCGGTACGCATGTCATAGCCAGAACGAAGCTCAGCGCCACAGCGCTCAAAAGCTTCTTCTATTAACTCAGTTAAATCTAAGTTAAATGTTGCTACGCCAGAAGTAGTCATTACTTCGCCTTTTTAGTAGTTTTCTTAGCAGCTACTTTTTTCTTAGCAGCTGGCTTTTTTGCAGCAGGTTTTTTGCGTGTAGTAGCTTTTGGAACTATCACTTTCTTTGGGCGTGGCTCAAAATCTTTACTTACTTGACCAACAGGGAAAGGCCAAGCAGCAAGTCTTGGGTCAATCTCTTCTTGTGGTTTGTTAAACAAACCTAATATCCAAGCAACTAGTTTCATTTCTTTAGTCCTTTTAGGGTTTCCGCCAGCCTAGCCCGCTTACCCACCTTGCCGGGTTTTTTTGCAGCTGCAGCTAGTTTGCTGGACGGAATCTTTTTACCAGCAGGTACACCTAGCTCTTTATGCAAAGCACCGGGTTTTTTAATTGCCTTTTGAATCCAATTCTTAGTAGCCATTACTTTATCTTTCTGTATGGTTTTACTTTTTCTTTAACTGCTTTAGGTTGTGCTACAAACTGCTTACCTTTTGCCTTACCAGCACGTTTAGCGCGTGTTGTTGCAGCATACTCCTGTGGGCTTAAAGCATCAATAGCTTTTTTTGGCAAATAACGCTCGCCTGTTTCGGATGATTTTTTACCAGATTTGGTTGTCCATTTCTGTTCACCCCAAGCTTTTAACGAACGCTGTGGTTTTGCCAACCCACTCATTTATATCCACCACCTGCCGCTTTGTATTTCTTAGCTACCAACTGTGCTTTACGAGCTGACCATTTACCAGCCCCAGTCCCCTGAGTAGCAGCAGCTTTAACTTCTGAAACAATGCGCTTACGTAAACTAGGCTTGGTGTAGTTACCTGCCGCATTTACTTTGCCGCCATCTTTCATATAGCCCATCTTGTTACGAACTTCAGTGGGCAGTTTTGAAAGACCCGCATTGTCTTCTGGTACTTCTTTAAGCTGTCCACCTTCTGCCATCTTCTTAGGTTTTTTACCAGCTGCTTTCATAGCAATAGCAGTAGCTGCCTGTTTGGCAAGGCCGCCTTTTTTTAACACAGCAGACTCAGAACCTTTAGGAAGTTTAGATGGGCTAACAGCGCCCATTCCACGGCTGGCTTTCATTTAGCACATCCCGCCTTTTTTCATCTTCTTCATAGCCATACCGCCGCCACACATTTTGGCAACAGACTCATGATGAGCCATGTGACCAGCTTTGTGTTCAGCAATCATTTCATGCTGTGGTGTATGTGCGCCAGCATGCTTCTTAGTTGCCATGTCATGTGACTCAAACTGTTGAAACTTTTCTACATCTTGGCTCATTGATTTTGGACCCATTTTTTCTGCTGCCATGATAATACTCCTTTAAATTAACAAACACGACCTTTAGTACGACCACGCTCGGCAACACCGTCGCGGTTTGAACTTGTTTTTACTGAACCCATTTTAGATGGCTTTACCATACCGCCTTTTTTAAGGCTTAACTTAGTACCTTTACCACCTTTGTGTTCTTGAGCGTCATGTTCTTTGAACGCTTTTTTAATCATAGCAACGTCTTGTTTCTTATCCATTGCCATATCTTCTTTCATATCGCTCTTAGCCATACCGCCTTCTTTCTTTCCAATGTACTTGTTTAAGTTAATGTTTGGTACTTCTTTTTGTTGTCCGTAGATACTACCAGCACGCGTGCCTTGCTTATTAATTTGGCCTTTACCACCACGAGTAATACCTACACCACCACCTATACCAAACTTACGGCCTTTATCTGCTTTAACAAACTCTTCACCAACAGACTGCTTGATTCCTACCTTCTTAGCAAAGGCTGGATTCTTAGCTATAGCTTCCATAAAGTTATGTTGCTTTTTAGATGAGCTAGGCATTATTTACTCCAAAAACCTTGAAATAGATTAGCCATAATAGCGCCAATTAAAGCCGCAGCGCCGCCAACACCTAACAATAATCTCCAACCACCATGAGCTTCAGCTAAGGTCTTTTGAATAGACTGAATAGCTACTTTAATCTCAGCCATCTCTTTGACCATTTTGTCCATGTCAGCCTGCAAGTGCTCAATATCGTTAGCATGAGTAGCTAGTTCCCTAGCTGTTGAGATTGGGTCTATATCACTCATTTTGTTCCACACTTCCACCGTCTTAAACTAGCCGCTTTACGAGTTGGTTTGCCGTTCTCATCTTTCATTGGTCCTGGCATCCCCGACATTCTAGCGCAAAAAGATTTCTTACGAGGGCCACCTTCAGGCTGTGGTGCTTTTAGATGCGAGCCAGTAGCCGCATTATATTTAGCACGACCTTTGGCGGTAAGCCCAGCGCCCTTAGATGCAGGCAGCTTTTCACCGCGGCCAACTGCAAGCGAAACACCTTTTTTCTTAGCCATAGAAAATTGTAATGCCAGTTACATTAGACAATTGCGCATAAATTTGGTTGTATACCAACATGCCTTCTCCAGGTACTTGTACAGATATAACAGCCGCTAAGCTAGCGCTAGTATCAAAAGAAGTCAACCATTTACCAGTACTCATAGCTGCAGAACCGGTACCAGTAATAGTACCTGAATTAATATCTGTAACTGTAAATGTATTAGCATCAGAAACAGTAACTGTGTAATTTCCATTAGTCGCTGTTCCGCCTGTTCCGGCGCCAAAAGCTAAACCTACGTTTTGACCAGTTACAAGACCATGCGCAGTCAAAGAAACGGTAATAGTAGTTCCTGAACGTGTGTATGTTCCGGTTGTTACTGGGGCAGTTGTTGTATCCCAGATATTAACTGTACCTGCAGTAGCAGTAGGAATACAAAAAAACCCTCTAAATCTAGTTCTTTGTGGGCCTACAGCAAAACTGCTTACGTTTACGTGTGCTGATTTAACATCAGTTTGCATCATAATTAATCTCCTTAAATTTTAAAAAGGGGACCGAAGTCCCCCGGGATTAATTAATCAAAGTTACCGTATGGGTAAACAGTTGCAGAACCAATTGAACCATCAACTTGTGTATAGCTAACAGTAAAGTACAAAGTACCGGCAGAAATAGTGGTCATTGAAGTACCTACTAAAGCAACAGTAAACACAACCTGTGAGTACTGAGCAGGCTGTTGTGGCTGAAGAATATCAGCTGAAGTAGATTGTTGATTAGCCAACTGGGTACCAGTAAATGCAGCCAAAGTTTGACGACCAACTGCTGGTGAAGTCAAAACAGCGGTATTACCATAAGCAGCGGTACCTGCAGCGGCTGTGTAGCCATTAGAAATTAATACTTGAACAGAAGTCAAAGTACCAGCAGCTACGGTTGGAACTACACCAATATCCACATCCATGGCTGTAATACGTGAGCCAACTGGTAAATAAGCAACAAAACCACGATAAATGTTGGTTGCTGAGTCAGCTGGAATAGTAGCTGTTACAGATGGGTATACAGTAGAAGAAGGGGTATAAACAACAGCATTGCTGTTAGGGATATTGTTAGAGCTTACAAATTGCTGCGATGCACCAGCATATCCTGCTGTAGCATTGGTTGTATTGGTGAGTGTTAAACCAGCGTACTGGGTTAAACGGTCGTAACCTACGTTACGTAATGCGCCAAAACGTTGTGTGCCCGATAGAATTGGGCCTTCAAAGGTGGAACGTGCCATGATAAGTGTCCTTATGCAAAAGTTACTCTTACCAATCGTTGCATCGTCTGCTGGGACAGTCCGGTAAGAGAAATTACCCAGATACCCGAAGTATACATCTTTTTTAATTTTTGCAACACAGTTTTTGGGTAAAATGGGTATATTCAGGTAAATATTTGGGGAGCTATGGAAAATGCAATTCAGTATAAAAAAAGTGGACACCAGAAATCCGGCTATTCAAAATCTTCTAATGTTCCTTCAAAGACAGATACTACCCGCGGATTCCCCATACAAGCCGGACCGTGGCCATTGGTGGGTTGCATATGCAGAGTGCGGAAAGCCTGTAGCTTTTGCGGGTTTGGTCCGTTCACTGAAGTGGAGCGACACCGGTTACTTATGTAGAGCTGGTGTTCTTGATGGATTTACTGGACACGGTTTACAAAAGAGGCTTATACTGGCGCGAATCAAACAAGCTAGGAAGTTAGGATGGAATTGGTTAATTACCGATACAACAAACAATCCAGCATCATCAAACTCGCTAATCAACGCGGGCTTCAAAATATACCGACCCGGGCAGCCTTGGAGTTGGAGACACTCAATCTATTGGAAATATAAGGTTAATCCTGATGCCATACAAAGACAAGAGCGTAAGAAAAAACAAAGCGAAAGAATACAGCCATGAGCATTATTTAAAAAATAAAGAAGAAGTAAAAAAACGTACAGCAGAAAAAAAGAAACAACAACGCCTAGATTGGGATACGTTTAAGCGTACTCTTAAGTGTGCAAAATGTGGATTTTCCCACCCAGCAGCCCTAGACTTTCACCATACCGACCCTACTAAAAAAGACGCCATAGTAAGCAAATTTAGTAAAGATGGGCAATATAAAAAAGCTATGGAAGAAATAGAAAAGTGTATAGTCCTGTGCAGTAATTGCCATCGAATACACCACTACGAAGAAAGAAAAAACCCAGCCTTGTGAGCTGGGTTTTTTACTAGGGCATGTTCTAGATTAGAACGAGCCGCTTGAGCCAAATGCTCCGAGAGGGTCAGACCAGCCGAAGCTGTAACGCTCACGAGATTTGTAACGTACGTTACCTGTATCGAAGTCACCATCCATAGAATTCTGGAGAGGTGTACGCTCGAAGTGCTTCAAGCCGTTTGGAACGTCGGTCAACAAGAACCATGCGTTTGTATCGGTCAAGAAGTGGTTAACTGTGTAACCTTCAGGGATTGTGCCGTTGTTATTGATAGCGCTGATATCGTTGTTAGTTGTACCAACACGGAGTTTGGTTTCTAACAGACGAGTTGCAACGAACATCAATGCTGGAGGAACAACCAACTTCTTAGGTTTAGCAGCAATCAACAGACCACGCTCATCAGTCCAAGCAGCGATTTGAATTACAGAAGCTTCTAAAGAAGTTTCATTCAAGTCAGCTTCAACTGCAAATGTGTTGCTGTTTGTGCCACCAGAAACCAAAGGATGTGCAGTAGAGAACAATGCAACGCCATCGCCACCAGTGTAGCTAGCGTTGAAACCGTTATTCAATACAGAAGCAGCCTTAACTTGCTTGGTGTAAGCCATTGCACGAGCCAATGCTTTGGTGTAACGAGCAGACAAGCTGTCGTATAGGTTATCTTCAATCGCTTCTTCAGTGATTGAGAAACCCAAAGCGATGGTTTCGTGTGAGTAGCGTGTGGTCCATGCTTCTTGCGCATTGTCATAAGAAATTGCGCCGCCTTCGTTCTTGACTGGAGCAGCCGAGAAGCCAGACAACTTGGTTTCTTCTTCGAATGAACGCTCAGAAGATTCGGTTTCGTACAGCTCTTTATGCTCTTCGCCGTAGCGTGCATATTCGAGTCCGAACAAAGCGTTTAGACCTGGGAGTAACTCTTTAAGGAGTTGTGAACGTGAAATAGCCATTTTTTAGCTCCTTATTAGTTAGATGTACCAGCAGACTGGTAGTACGAATGAACGCCAAAGTTAATCTTGACGATGCAATCGGTGTACGCGTCACCTGGGTTAGATGGGAAATTACCGCCGAAAGTAGAGCTGGAGTTAACCAAGTCAACAATCTTAACGGCTGCTGTAGAAGCGTTGCTTACAGTCAATGCACCACTTGATAATGTACCAGTCAAGTTAACGACTGAATCACCAGTAGATGTATTACCTGTTGTGCTGCTTGTACCACCAGTGTAGTTACCCAAAGCTGCAGTTTTACCAATAGATGTGTAAGTTACAGAACCGGCAGCTTGTACTTGGAACAACTGGTCTGGGTCTTCTACTACACGAATGAAAATATTGGTATAGCCAGCAGTAACAGCGTTAGCTGGTAAATACTGAGCATACAAAGGATAGCCAAGTTGCTGGCCAGATAACTGATAGCGAACGCCAACGCAAACGCCAACGATACCAGTAGAGCTGGTTGTTGGAGAAGCGGTTACTACGGTAGGCTGACCAGGAGTATTGCTGGTTGTGCCCAAAGCAACTAAGTCACCATTAAAAATTGGTGCTGTGTTGTTGTAAGTCAATTGATACTCACGGATTGTTCCGCCAGTAAATGCTTGACCGCCAATTAAATTGAGCGGTTTTAGTCCATAGGGACTTGCTACTGTGCTCATAAAAAGCTCCTTAAATTAAATTAAAATTAACTTCCTTTGCCGAAAGTAACTTTAGTAGACCGTTCTTTAAACATCGGCATACGTGGGTCATTCTGGGCCATGAAGTTGTTGTCTACTGACTCCATCTGAGAATTGTTCAACTTGTCATAATGCGCGGCACGTTGCTTCATAAACTCTTCAGGGGCACGACATAAAACTAAACCACCAATTTCAATTGAACCTTTAAACTGTCCGTCAACGGACGCGTGGCTCATAAGCTCTGGGTAATCCTCAGCCTTAACAGGCTCAAAACCTTCCCTACGCTTTGCGGAGACATTCATTGGGTCAGATGCACCCATTGTAGAAGTTCTCACCCAACGATGTACCCAACCTGGGCGCTCATCTGGTGTTGGTAATAACTGTGGAGGGGTCCACATCTCTACTGGGCGTGCCTCGGTATCACGTACTTCTGCATCACGAGTAACTTTCTTAACCATTATCTATCTCCATTCATTTGTTCGGCAACCTTCTTGGCATACAGTTCTAGAGGCACACCTAAGCGCTTAGCAATCTGTACCTGAGTAGGCGTTAATTGGACTTTCTTGGGGGCAACTGAGCGAGTAGCAGGAGCTACAACGGCAGCAGCGGGCTTGGCACGGGTTTTAACCGGTGTTTTTACTTCTTCTTTAACTTCTGATTCTTCATCTGCTCCGAAATAATCGGGGAATCTTTTTCGGATTGTATCACTAATTTTTGCATAATACTCGTCCGAGCCAACATATTTTTCACCAAATTCTCTTGCGAGGCGGTTATGAATAGTGATGGCAAGACCTGTCATTTCATCTTCTTCCGGAGTTTCACCACCGTACCAGTCATTTGCATCAAGCCATTTTGTTAGCTTGGGGTCTTGAGCTGGTGTTTCTGGTTGTGACTCTGGTAAATTATATTCTTGCTCTTTAGGCTCGATAGGCTGCATAGTTTTCATACGGTCAAGCTTTAACGTTGCTTCTGCTATCGCTTGCTGTGCTTCTACTAGTGCATCGCTATCTCCGGCTTCATAAGCCTCTTTATAGGCTTTTTTAGCCATAGTAAGTTCAGCTTCAGCGGCGCCTTTGCCTTGCTCGATGTAGACTTTGCTTCCTTCATGAAGAGTTGTTTGAATCCTTTTGTTCTCTTCTACTAGGAATTTAGCGACTCTAATAGCCTCTTCACGCTGTTTATCCGCTTCTTCCTTCTCGCGGCGGATGTCGTGATAACCCTTAGTTAGCTTCTTGATGCGCTTTTGAACTTTCTTGTCATAACTAAGCAGTTCATCGTCTTCATCTTTAGCTAAAGGGTCGGCCTCCATCTTTTCACGGCCTTGGTCTTCCTCGGGAGTATCGTCAACAATCTCAATATCTACCTCAGATTCCGGCTGCGCTTTTGCTTCTACTTCTACTTCTTTTTCTTCGCGGGCTGCAACTTCATCAGGGAACTCGAAAGTACTAGATTCCTCGGTTAAAGGAATGACTTTACCGCCCTTACCAAAAGTTACGGCTCCAAATTCTTCATTAGCCATTTAAATCTCCTTATGCTCGGGCAAAAAATAGCCCGGTATGTTTGCTATCCTATCTTTATTAGGCACGGGTGACACCTCTCGGGTCCTCGACAACGGCTTCTACGGAATCATCGTTAATAATCCGGAACTCTTGACCATGAATCTTAAGTCTTGAACCCGAACTTGGACGAATTAACACGAAGTCACCTACTTTGCACAGCGGACCGCTGGGAAAGCGCTCTTTGTCTTGGTAAGCATCAGGACCAATAGCCATTACGAATAAAACAGGTGTTAAAACCTCTTCGTACTGCATGGACTGTGCTGACTTAACTAAACCACTTTCATACTCTTCGTCTGCTTTAGGGACCATACATAAAATATGATATCCGGCTGGCTTTGGAAGTTGTGTTGCTTTTTGCTCAACCTTTTCTGGGAGTTTTGTTATATTTCCCAAGGCATCGCTAATTAAAAGTTCACTCATCTGAGTCCTTTGTTTTTTGCTCGCGGTCTTTAATAAAATCCACAGCAAGGGCAAGACCACGGATAACCCCTGTTGTGTTTCGATACTCTTCTAAATCTTTGCAATTGCCTGCGGCAACGGACTGCGCTCTAGACTCAATCATTGTTTCCAATTCTTGAACTAGGAATTGATATTCGGTCACTCTTTAGTTTCCTTTTTAGGTTGTTGGGCAGACATCATGCGTTGGTGCGCTTGCGTGTCTAGCTGTTGTTCTTTCTGACGATTTAAGTCAGCATGTTTTTCTAAGGCTCTACCTAAAATCTCGCCGCCCTTTTGGATACGTTGAGACTTAAGCTTCTGGTTATTCATGCCTGCCTGGTTTATAGCTTGACCTGCAGCAATCATAGCCTGAGCTTTAATGCGCTCTTCTTCAATCTGTAACTGACGAAGTTTGAGTTGAGCATCGGTCTGGTCTTTGGTAGCTTTGCGTTGTTGCTCTTGAGCTTTGAGCTGCAACTCTTGCTGTTGCATTTGAATCAGTGGGTCTTGGGCTTGCTGCGCAACTTGTTGCTGTTTAGCTTGCTGTTGATTCTGTTGTAATAACTGTTGTGCGGCTTTAGCCATCATTGGAGCCAACTTAGCTTCCATCTCTGGAGTCATATTCTCGTCTTCTTCCTCACCCATAGCATCCATCTGTTGTGGAGGTAAAGACATACCCATCTGCTGAGCAATCTGATTACGATACTCAAAGCCAATATGCTCATTGACGTGCGCCATCATAGTCTGTTGCAACTGCTGAGCCATTGGGTTGTTTTGTAACAATGCCAAGATTTTAGGGTCTTGCATAGCGGCCATGTGCACGGTGATATGTGCTTGATGGTCTTGATAACTAAATGCCTTAACAGGTTTCATCATCAGAACATTTTGATTTTCTGTGACTGGGTCTTGTGGCTTTTGGTCATTTGCCATTGGTACAAGCTTTTGTGCGTTCTTGATACCAAGAACTTCAATCATCTGTCTGTGAAGGAGCGGTAGGTTGTAGAGTTGTGGTGCTTGTTGAGCCAGTTGGAGCACAGCTTGGTACTGTACGATTTTCTGCGCCATCGTAGACGCATTAGGGTCGCTAACCGGTAAAACCTCCACATCATCGTAATCCGACTTCTTAGCTGCTGCAGGGCCATCTTCAGGTTCATACTCGTAGTCCTCATCTGTGTAGTCTGCAATAATTACTTTTAGCAAACTAAATTCTTGTTTCATTGAGTAATGCAGACGAGCTTGAATTGCCGACATTACTTTAAGCGTGCGCTCAAGAATTGCTAGGGTTGTTCCAACAGGAGCGTTGCCACCCATATCGGATACTTGCAAATCTCCAGCTGATACAAACGAGCGACCTTCTTGTACGATTTGATTGAACAACGCCATTAAAGTTTGGCTTGGCTCCTTGTATGGCAGGAGCATGATGTTGTCTTTGATTGAGCCGCTTGGTACGTCTACATCTCGGAACTCTCCTGGGGAGATTGGTGTGTCATCACCTTTGACTCTGAGTCCACGCGACTTGAGACCGCCCGGTAAATTACTGAGTGTCCCTGCATCGACGAGCTGACGAACAATAGCAGTAGCTGAACGAGCATAACCGCCAATAAGATGTATGAGTCCATAGCCATAAAATCCAAATCCCGGTACGTATTGATAGTGAACAAAGTGAGTGCGCTTCAGTTTAAGGTTATCACCTTCGTACCAGTTACGGCGGATAGCAAGCACTCTTCCGGTGCTTTTCTCCATAGTAATGATATAAGGTAGTGCAATTCCGTCTTCATCTTCGTATCCTGGCAAGTCATAGTCGACGTGCATCTCAATGATACGGAACCGGTTATCGGTCGTTGCAGTAAAGCCTTGCTCTTCTGCTTTGCGTTTCTCGATATCATCAAGAATGTTTGTTGGCTCACCTAAGTCGATATCTTTCCAAAACCCAGCAGCTTGGAGCTTTTTCACATCATTCTTCGTTTTGCGCATAACGTGGCTGATGCGCCCAGCGTTATCTAAGTTTGATGCGCCATAAGGAACAACCAAATCTTCTGCAGGAATAAACATTGCTACTTGACGACCTAAACTTGGGTCAAAGTAAACTTTCTTAAATGCTGAACCAGCTAGGGGCAAATTCCACAATAACTTTTCATGCTCTGGGCGATACTCAGTCATCTGCTCGGTCAAGCGGTAATTCATGTCCTCCGTAACACGGATGGACGCTTCTTTTTTAGAAAGCGTTTCTTTGCCGATAATCTTCGTTTTAACTGGCCCCATCGCAGGGAACGTTTCCATGATGGCTTCAGACTGGAACTTAACAACAGCTTCAGCAAGCATCGGGTGATAAATGCCACACGCACCTGCCCATGGTTCAGTTGTCTCTTCGTATTTGAGTCCAAGCAGTTTAAGACCTTCGACATATGTATCCGCCCAATCTTTACGTGCAGACACGTCTGCATCAAACAAACCAATTAACTCGCTAGCAATAGACTGTAGTACGCCATCATCAATATCTTCAGCAAGGTTTTTATTAAACTCATCGCTGCCAGTATCGTCATGCTCTAACCCATCAGCCGTCTCGCCAATGTCGCCGCTATCCTCAATGATTTCAATCTCAATGGTTGGGCCTTCTACTTCGGCGATTCCCTGAGGGGCTTGGTACATACCTTTATCTATTGCCATAAAATGTCCTATCTAAATGCTGGGCCATATGCCCAAGTTACCGCTGCGTATCTGGTTCCACTGGTGACAGGCTGCACGCGATGTTTTAAAAATGAAGGAAACACAATAATGCTTCCTTGCTTAGCCAGCATATTTCTGCCAGGCTCAACTTCTAATTCCAAGCCACCGCCCTCGTACTCTGATGGGTCATTTAGCTGGATGCTACAGCTTAGTTTTCTTTGTACTCCATTTACCGGAGCAAAACAATCAATATGCCAATCGTAATGACCGCCATCTGAATACCGGCTCATCTGCATCTTTTCGTAGTAGTTTACAGGATAATTCCATCCAGCTAAAGCGTTTGCTAGGTTTATATTGTACTGCGCAACGCAGCCGATTGGGCTATAAATGTTATCCCAAACTATGTCCGATTTCCTACGCCATTCAACCACTTCACCATCTAGGTTTGCTTTTTCAGCGTTTTCCCATTTGGTATGCTTAATAATGTGCTCGCAAAACTCTTTGTCTAGAGCATTTTCGTATAGTTGGTAGTATGTATTTAGCATTAGATGTTATAAAAACCTGCGTTTCGTTTAGATTTAAACCACTTAATATCTTCTGGCTCATCGCTTGGAAGACGTAAAAACCCGCCTTGTCTAAACCGCATAAGAGCCAAAGTCATTGAGTCAACCAAGTCATCGTGCTCGCCAGATGGAAATGCAGCGACTTCGTCAATTAGTTCTTCCGCCCAACGGGTCTGGGGTGCCCACACTTTACCACTAGCAAAAAAATCTGCAACTGAATTTAAACGCGAAATCTTGTCTTGCCCTTTGCCAGGACTGAACTCGCCCACCGGGATGCCCATGCGTCGAAGCTCCTGAATGAGTGGGGCACCTGCCGCTTTTTTCTCAACAATAAGAGAGTCCGGCTCATATTCTTGGTACAACTCATACGCTTTTGCCTTGAGGTCCGGGAACTCCAAGCGCTCTTTATAGGAGTCCAAAAGGATGATATTCGGAAGATTATGGTCTTCTTCGTTGTAAAAGACACCCCAAGTCGTGCAAGTAGAGAAGTCGTTAACCGTCTTTTTTTCATGCGCCGTATCCCATGACTGAATTATGTATTCACAACCGGGAGGATGTTCACCCTCCCATATCTTCCACCATTCCCGTTTGACAATAGCTGAGCTGTCGCTGGTGGGCTGCTGCATATACTGAGCCATCCACTTAGAGTTAGGAAGTTCGGTATGCAGTGCTTCTAATTCTTTAAGGCTCCAAAACTCAGGCCAGAGCGGCTTGCCACTGGGCAAAATCGCAGGAAACTCAATGACTTTCCACTCATCCCCGCCACGCTTGGCAGCTGATTTCATAACCTGAGCAGTCAGGTCCCGCAAAGACCAACGGGTCATAACGACTACGATTGCGCCTCCAGGTTGTAAACGCTGACGCGGTCCTGAAGTAAACCATTCATAAACTTTGTCATACACCTCGGGGTTGAAGGCAGCAAGAGCAGCCTCTTGCTCGGAGTGAGGGTCGTCGATGATGAGCAAATCTGCGCCCTTACCAGTAACGGCACCGCCCACACCGATAGCAAAATAATCGCCACCGAAATTAGTGTTCCAACGACCAGCAGCTTTAGAGTCCGACTGCAACTCGATAGCCGGGAACAGACGCTTGTACAACGGGTTGTCCACAAGGTTACGCACCTTACGACCGAAGCCCACAGCAAGCTCAGCTGTATGCGAAGTCTGAATAACTTTCTTATTGGGGAACTTTCCGAGGAACCAAGCAGGCAGGAGATATGATGCAAATTCGCTTTTTGTATGTCGTGGCGGCATATTAATGATAAGCCGCTTACAAGTTCCGTTCGCCACTTCTTCAAACGCTTTAGCCATTCGTTCATGATGTCTTCCATTAATAAATTCAGGCCACACCTGATGCACAAACTCCATGAAGTCGTCTTTTACTATATCCCGGTCATCGCGGGTTTTGAGTTCTTCAAGGATATCTAAAATTTCTGCTGCTTCTTCCTTGGGCAGCTCTGCCAAGAACGCAGCTCGGTCTTTAGGGGGTAATGCTTTTAGAATCTCGATGGGGTCAGTCATCTAAGTCCACATCTTTTGACATTTTATTGAGCTTTACTACCCCAAGTTCTTCGTCTAAGTCTATAACTACTTGTTTTTGCAGCTGTTTTACCTCTTTTACTTCCTCTGCAACGCCCATATAGCGCGATAATTTCTTAGAAAGCTCTTCTTTTAGCTCATCTGTGGACTTATGCGTCACACTTACCTCTAATTTATCGGCAAAAAGCCCTAATTGTGTCAGTCTACCCAACGATTCAAGCGCTCTTAGGCGGTCTGCAGCCTTTTCTCCATCAGATTCTTCAACTAATCGGGTCGTAACGTAGGTTTTTAGACGAATTGTGTCCTCTACTATGGCATTGTTGTACCTATGCAACAAGTCCTCCAACCATAAAGATGTTTCTACGTTATATGGTCGGCGTTTAGCGGTGGGGTTTTCTGTGAATTGCTTAGTCGCTTCACGACGTGCATCGTGGATTTTGTCTTTGTCGACTTCATGACCCATAGCAATCAAAAATTCTGCAGTTTTAAATGCAGCTTTTGCTCGTTCATGCAAAGTCTTAGCTTCCTGTGGTGTTAAATCCACGGGAATAGGTATCGTAACTTCTGGTACTGCACGTATTTGTTTTGTCATAGGAGGAAAGTTTGGTGCACTCCGGTTGTGGGAAGTATATCAGAAAAATTTTTATATATTATTTCCTTTTTTTCTATTCTGAATCATTGGTATTACTTGAAGGTTTGTTGGTACGTGTAGCCCAGAAACTGTTTTACCCCGCAATGGAATTATGTGGTCAACCTCCCATGGGAACCCGGTTAGTTCTGTACGCAAAATAGCTAGTTCGTGGGCCTCTTTAATCATCCATTTATCAGTTTCAGTAAGCCACGCTGGAATACGGTCAATTTTTGCAGCTCTATATTTGGCTTTTTTAGCTCGGCGTTTAGCTTGGTTCTTTGACCAATATTTTCTTTCTCTTTCCCTTAGTACTTCCCGGGTGGGGGATTTTTTATCTGGGTTAGGTGGCCTACCCCGTTTTTTAGGGTTAGCCGCACGTTTAGCTTTTCTGGATGCTTGCTTTTTAATTTGGCAGCAACGCACACAACGCCAATTTGATTTATAGCGTTCGCCACCATGCCCTTGTGGGCAGTCAATACCTATATACCGTTTTGGGTTTTCAATTTTAAGTTCCATAAAAAGATTATAACATAATTTGGGGGGTGGGGGTACTTTGAGAAATTTTTGCAAAAATATTTTTTGAAAATGAATTTAAAAACATAAGGGGGGTGTTGTCTGAAAAAATCCATATCCAACGTGCAAATTCGAGTACATAGGAGGAGGAGTGGATGTTAGTTTTAAATTTTGGGGGTGGGGGTCGCTTGGTAGGGCTAAACCAATTAAGAATAGCTGAGCCAATTTTGTAAACCTGATTCAATTTGACAAACTTAGAATAAGAGAGTATGATGTAGGTATGAATAGGGATTGGCTCTATTCGTAAACCATTCGGGACTGTCCCGAATAACTAAGAAAGGTATTACATCATGACAACATCAACACAATCTAAAGTAATCGCAACATTGGTTAAGACTTCACAAGGGGCTAATGTCAAAGTAGTATCCGACAAACCAAGCCTATCAGGTAGTGAGATTCTCGACCTAGTGCAAGATTCAGCTAAGCAAGTATTGGCGTATAAATCCGCCGTTGATTCTCAGGTATCAAGCCTAGAATTGCTTAATGAGAAAATTGCTTGCTTGCACAATGGCGGGGTTCGTTTGCAAGATGGTCGAAGCAAGGACAAGCAAACCCTAGTAATCAAGACCGCATTTATTGATTCACTTGGCACGCTTAGCAAGTCTTATAAGCAAGACCAATGGGAACTGTTTTTTAAAGCGGTCAATTCAGGCAAGGCAATTAAGACCCTGAATAAATCCCGCAATAAATCGGACAAGGTTAAAAAAGAAAAAGATGCTCCCGCTTTCGCTGATGTATTGGCGAAGGTTTATAACCATGCCGACTTTGATTCTCTCTCACTTAGCACGCAAGATGAGATTAAGGATTTATTGTTAGAAGCGGGTTACGAATTGCCCGAAGCATAATCGGGATTGTCCCGAATCACCTGACCCCGCTTCGGCGGGGTTTTTTATTGCCCGCTTTTTGCGGGCTTTTTTGTTGCCCAAATTCTGTGGGAACTATCATTTTTTTAAGTAGGCGAGTCGGCTAAGCTGTCGTGTAAGTGTGTATAACTTAGTGTGGCTTAGCATTAAAGCACAACTTGCACAATTACCGCAAATATTCCAGCAGGGTTGGAAAAATCTGCAGACCTTTGTTTATAAGGCTCGCAGGGTAGTCAGTTTATATTATTCCAATAAATATATAAATATAAAAAGGTTAGTAGTAGTAGAGGTGTTACTCAATGTATTACGAAGAATTTCGCTCCAGCCTTTGGTCTTCGAAAAAGCTGGAAAAGAAGAATATTCCCGCAGAATCAATAAACACAGGGGGGTAATTTTCCAGACCCTCCAAAAATTGGAAAAATACGCAAATTACAACGCTATTCCGCATTACACCGCATTACACTAAGCTAACAACATTCGGGACAGTCCCGATTAAGCACACTAAAAACATATTGAAATTCTCGTTACTCATCTGATATACTTTGACTACTCAGAACTACCAATTCTGATATATCATTTAACCATCAAAGGAGTATCAATGAACAGTCAAAAACCTGACCTAAAAGGTGCAGTTCTAGCAATTCGTATGTCCCCCGAGTTACTAAAACAGTTAAATGCCCTCGCAAAACAGAAACATATCGGCACAGCGACAATGGCACGAACAGCCCTCGTAAACTACCTAACCGAAGAAGCACCCAACGCTTTAATTAGTGCATCACAATCTGTGCCAACCCTACAAAATAAATTCAATCCAGCTAAGTTCAAAACGCCAGCCGAACAAAAAGCGTGGGAAGATGAGTGGGACTATTAGCATGAACATAAACATACTTGAGCATATAAAACAAACTCTATACCGAATCAGACGAGCTAAGCATAAACCGATGCCTATGGTGGAGGAAAAGATTGTCAAGAAAAAGGAAATGATTGTAAAGAAAAAGCGGGAGCAGATTAAAGCTATCGTCAATGAGCAAGAACTGTCACTCAAAGAAATTGCAGACAAATACAATTTAGATTTAAGAACAGTTAGAGCTAGGCATAAGGTAGGCAATAAGGGCAAGCTACTTATCAGACCTACTAACCGCAAGAAACCGACTTGACAAACATAGTGTAAGCTGTTATAATGTAGTTATAAGTGGTAGTAGTATGTATTAAGCGGAGTAAGTCGGGACAGTCCCGAATAGGTAAGCCAAGACAAGTTGTCGCTTCCCCGCTTAGTCCAATTAGCCACAGCTCTTTAACAATACGGCAAATGCTCACGAACACAGAGTGAGTTTAGAGTAGGCGTAGGCTTATGAAGCCCATTTAAGCGGGCGGTTAGTTTCTAAGACCGAGCAGTATCTCTAAGGTTGTTTGTATGTGTAGGTGATGAAAGGGTTACTACTTAGTATGCGTTACGCATCGGGAAACCCCTGACTATCCACACCTATGCCACACATATAAACTTATCCCACGCCCATAACCCATGACAATGACTGCAAGAAACTAGCAGAGGGCAAACAAAATATAGGTTGTATCGGGGAGGGCTATGCCTTCTCCAATGTAACTTAACCAACGAAAGGAAATACATGACAACACACTACAAAGGGCAACGCATTGACGAGTTGCTTGAGATTATCAAAGAGATGGAGAATAGACTTAAAGCCATCTCGACAGACCCATTTTCGATGTCGCAACACGAAGAACTTGCACAAGGCTATTCAACACTAATCATAGCTAAGGCAAAACTAACCGCAATACAAGGAGAAAAGTAATGATTGGACTAATTAAAGTTGTGCTGATGAGTGCGATTGGTTTGATTGCACTTGTTTCTTTTATTGAAACTTGGAGGGTATTACTATGACGAACAGCCTTAACTACTACTACGGACATGGTAGGTTCGAGGTCTATTGGGGCGATACTTTAGTAATTGAGTTGCCTCATGCCGAGCCAGACATGACTGACAAAGAGTGCGACGAGTTAGCCAACGAGCTATGGACAGATTACCTTACCGCCACAAAAGGAGTAATGCCATGAGATGCCATAAGTGTGATGACAGGGTAGCAAAGAAGCGTTGGGATTTAGGCTATCGCCTATGTCTTGACTGTGGTGATGAAGTAGCAAGTAGAGTGGTTCGTTGTGTTGTCCCGATGCACAAATCGAACTATATGCTGGTTACAAACCAAGCAGACCTAATCGGGGTTAATCAGAAAGGTGGGATAGTGAAGTGACTATAAAGATATTAAGAGATGGGTGCAGTCGTCTGACTGTGAAAGAAAACGCAGAGATAAACAGGAACAGTATTACCCATCTAATCAAGACCTTAGCCACAAGGCAAGAGAAGCGGGACTTGGTAGCTGAGCGTAATCCGTTGCACTATATGTTTGGAGAGTATCTATTAACTCGTAAGTATGATGAGTTGTATGAAGATTTTATTAACCGCAATTACATAGGGAGAATCAAATGAATAAAGAAGAATTAAAACAGGATAGCTGGCGTGATGACTTGCTAGTAGAGATGAAAGAACTTGCTAGGCTAGGTATCAATGTGCCTAAAGGTGCGTATAAGATGGCAGAGCAAGCCTTGCTAGAAGATTATCAGAGTATGGATAACACCGAAGTTGTAGACTATTTAATTTTTATGTCACAAACCATAGGAGAAAGAGCATGATTAAGAAGATTAAAGAAACAATCCAAGTAATACCCCAAAAGGTATACACACCAGCACCGCACCCACAACAGCATAGGATTGATGCAATCCGTATCGTGCCAAGCCTAATCACATCAGGAGAAAGAAAATGAGAACATCATTAGACAAGAACTTACGACCACTACCACGCACACTCAGCGAAGCTAATCGTGATGCCGAGTATTGCATAGCTATAAACACATTTACATCAGACGCTAAGCTGGCATTTAATTTCTTAGTTGATGCGTTGATTGGTGCAAGCATTGTAGGCACAGGAATCTTGGCTTGCTATGCAGTCGTAATGATGTTATAATGTAGTATAAGTAGTAGATGTTTGTTGTTAAACCATTTCGGGACTGTCCCGATTTTACTTTTTGAAAGGCTGTATATGAACTTACTTAATGACAATGACTTTGCATACTCAAAGATTAGTAGTAGTGCCATGCTCGTAGACTTATCCTTATCTGTATGGACAGGGCGTAAGCTAGACAAGACTGTTAGTGCCGAGGTGGACTTAAACAAGAACGCCAAAGGTCGGGCTGGCAATTATCACAAGAACTTATTGGCTGGTTCGGAGAAGCTGGCAGAGATAGGCAAACTATCATCAGCAATCCGTAATTGGTCTTACTCACAAACTTCCCCTTGGTCAGACGCTGGCACTCGCTTGCTTCCATCTACCTTATTCTTTGACTACAAATCGAAGCTCACAGAATACGAAAAGATGTTTACCGATAAGGTTACAGAATTTCTGGGTGAATACGATGTCCTTGTTTCTAAAGCCGCTTTTCAGTTGGGCGACCTATTTAATAGGGAGGACTACCCCGAGGTTGAAAAGATTCAAAGTAAATTCGGTATGCACTATACATTCAGTCCAGTCCCCGAAGCGGGCGACTTCCGAGTAGATATTGGTGAGGCTGGTATGAAGGAGTTACAGGAACGATACAGCCAAGCATATAAGTCACGGATTGAAGCCTCAATGAAAGATGTTTGGGAGAGATTGCATGACGCGTTATCCAAGATGTCGGAACGCTTTGACTATGACGGCTCAGGAACTAAAAAGATATTTAGAGATAGCCTTGTCGAGAACGCACAAGAACTCACAGGCTTACTCAAACATCTAAACATCACAGGAGATATTCAGATGGAAGCTATGCGCAAAAGGTTGGAGGGGTTGCTTAGTGGTTGCGATGCAGATTCATTCAGAGAAGATGATGCGCTACGCACCAATACTAAGTCGGCACTAGACGAAATGCTCAAGAAGTTTGCCATATGAAGATAGGTGACTATGTATTGTTTGATGATATTGCTTGGGTGATTATACGAAAGCATAAAGATGGGACTTATCAAATCCAAACTTTAGAACCACTAAGGATATGGATAAACAACATACAAGTAGAGCCTAAAGATATAACAGTAATAACCAAAGAAGTAGCAGATGTAGTAAGGAGTGTGTATGAAAGTAGGTGATTGGGTTGTCCATGAAGATGGGCGGGTAGGGAAGATAACTGTGATGCACTTTGATGTGGGGTTTCACTTAGTTATGTATGACAACACCTTTGCCCGCAATACGCATCAAAAGTTTTTAACAGTATTAGAACCAGCAGTAGGAGATATTTTAACCGCAGTTCAACACAACGAGGAGAAGTAAAAATGGAATTATACAAATCAGTATCACTACAACAATGTGCAGACCTAATTGGTGCAGTCGGCTCAGATGTAACAGTCTTAGCTCAAGGCGAGATGGGTATCGGCAAATCATCAATGCTAAAGATGTTACAGGCTAAATTCCCTGACTACTTTGTATGTTATGGCGACATGACTACTAAAGATGTGGGCGACTTTCTTGTCCCTAAGATTCGGGACATCAATGGGGTCGAGGTAACTAGCTTTATTCCTAACGAGGAGTTCGGCTTTCACCATAACAAGCCGATTGTCTTAATGCTTGACGAGATAGGCAAGGCAAGTAAAGGTGTTATGAACGCTTGTTTACGCTTGATGCTTGAGAGAAAGCTAGGCACTTACAGTTTGCCCGAAGGCTCTATCGTGTTTGCTACGACTAACCTTGCACAAGAGGGTATCGGTGATATGCTTCCGCCCCATGCCCGCAATCGTATGTCGGTAGTGAAAGTTCGCAAGCCATCAGCAGACGAGTGGATTGAGTGGGCGTTAGATGCAAACATTGCACCCGAGGTTATCCTGACTGTCAAAGAATTTCCTATGATGCTGTCTAGCTTTGAGGACTATTCAGATAGCAAGGACAACGAGTATATCTATGACCCTCGCACGCCTAGACCATCATTCGTTACGCCTCGCAGTCTAGAGAAGGCAAGCAGTATCTTGAAGGCAACGCAAGGCTTACCCGAAGATGTTATTGGTTGTGCAATCAAAGGCACAATCGGCGCACGAGCTTGTTACGATATGCTCAATATTGTCAAACTATCATCAGACCTTCCTTCATGGGAGTCTATTATGGACAGTCCCGAAAAGGCTCAGTTGCCCGAGAGTCCAGCCGCAGTTTGTATGCTTGTGTATTCAGCAGTCCAGCGTGTTGAGAAGGACACAATCAATAAGTGGATTAAGTATATGAACCGCATCAGCAAAGAGGCTCAAGGCTTATTCGCTACATCAGTCATGCGGACTCAGAAGAAAACAGTAGTAGGCACAAGCACAGAGTTCGTGAAGTGGGCTACTACAAACAATTATCTTTTCGCACAATGAGGTGAACCATGACGATAACAGTAAAAGACCTAATTAAAAAACTTGAAGGATTAGACCCGAATCGTGTTGTTTACATAGAAAGCGAAGACTACCATTATCTTGAGCTAGAAGATGGCGTTGAGGTTGAAGACCAAGATGGTGTAGTCGTAATCAAACCACAGTATTACTACATCAATGAGGTGAACCATGCTAACAACAGTTAAGAATCTTACGCAAGAACAGCGTATCGAACGATGTCATATAGACCTGATGAAGCACCCGCAATTCGTTGCATATAGTGGGGTGCTGATGGTCGGTAGTGTGAAGGTTGAATCAGACCCGAGCAAATGCCCAACGGCTTATACCAATGGGCGTGATGTTGTTTACAGTCGGGACTTTATTAGTAATCTAACTGACCCCGAGTTGCGTGCAGTAATCCTACACGAGAACAAGCACAAGATGTATCGGCATATTGCTACATGGAAACATCTATGGAAGCAAGACGCTAACAAAGCTAATCGTGCGTGTGATTATGTAATTAACTTGGAGATTGCAGATGAAGACAAGAAATCGAATGGGTTTATCAAACTACCCAAATGCGGACTATATGATGAAAAGTATCGTGGACTTAACTCGGCGGAAGTATTCGCTTTACTCGATGACGACAATGGCGGGGGCGAGGGAGATGGTATTGACGAGCATGGTTGGGAAGATGCCGACTCTATGTCCGAGGAAGAAAAGCAGGAGTTGGGTAAGCAGATAGACCAAGCGATTCGTCAGGGTGCAATTCTAGCGGGTAAGGTTGGCGGTAGTTTAGATAGATGCTTTACAGACCTGATGTCAGCTAAGGTGAATTGGAAGGAAGCCTTGCGTGAGTTTGTCAGTAGTGTGTGTAAAGGTAAAGATGATTCTACATGGGCTAAACCTAATCGTAGATGGTTACAGCATGACATCTATATGCCCTCGACAATCAGCGAAACAATGGGTCGGTTGGTCGTTGCAGTAGATACATCAGGCTCTATCGGTGGTGATGCAATCAATCGCTTTCTGTCCGAGGTGGTGGGTATCATGAACAATGTGAACCCCGAGCTAGTGGACTTACTGTATTGGGATAGCGAGGTTGCTGGTCATGAGGTATATGGTCAGGGTGATGGCGACAAGCTGATGGCTTCTACTAAACCTAAGGGCGGTGGTGGCACAAGCCCATCATGTATCACTAAGTATCTCAAAGACAATAGCATTGTCCCTGAGTGTGTGGTTGTGCTTACAGATGGTTATGTAGGTAACGACTGGGGTGGAACATGGTCAAGCCCTGTGTTGTGGTGCATCGTAGGCGGTTGCAAAGATGTGCCAAGTGTAGGTCAATCAATTCATATGGAGGATTAAATGGGATATAGGTCAACAGTTGCATACAAGATAGCCTTTAACATGAAAGAGGACTTTTGGGGGTTCGTAGCGGAAGCCAAGCTAGACCCTGAAACTCAATTATGTTTTAACGACAAAGACAATCCTGAGTGTTTTGTAGTAGATGAGGAGAAGTATGAGATTAGTTTTCTTGCTGAGGATTGGAAGTGGTATGAAGATTATCCTGAGGTCAAGGCTCACGAAGCATTGTTTAATAAAGCGGAGGAGCGAGATAGCGAGGGTATAGAAGTAGATGGTGCGTATTGTAGGATAGGTGAGGAGTCAGATGATAACCATGAAAGATATTTTGGTAATGACCCTTACGATATGGTGCGTATTAGTAGGCAGGTAGTAGTTGATTGGATGTAATCGGGATTGTCCCGAATAACTAACGAAAGGAAGCAAAATGAGTAGCTATGGAAATTGGAACGCAAGAAGCCCTGAAGAAGTGCAACGCTATAACGGCAAACGCACAGACTTTAACACAGCAGTAGAACGATACGAGAGTATCAAGCCGTTGATAGGTAAGCGTAAGGTTCTAGATATTAGACCGCTTGGTGAGCGTGACCGAGCACAAGAACGCATTATTAAAGTTAGCGATACAGAGTATTACTTAACCTGTTTTGAGTGGGGTTGGAGAGATAAACAAAGGCTAGAGGGTAGCAAAATAGATGACGAGCCTAGAGCAATTACGCTTAAACAAGAAGGTAATGTAGAAACTATCATTATTCACAACGCCTGTTATGGGTTCATCAGCCCATCAATCTTTTATTTTTATAACTACAATTTACCGATTGGCATGAGCATGGAAAAATATAGAGGCTCTAACTATGTGCGTGTCGATGATGGCAAAGGTAGCTATAACTATTACCGAGTAGACAAGATGGACACTACTTTCTATCGCCCTAAAGGTGGGTCATACTGGACAGCCCTCAATGTATTTCGTGAGGTCAAGCATAAGCTAAACCGAGCTAAGACTAAAGTTATTCGTGAGAAGCTCAAGACCTTTATTGATTACGCTAAGGTAATGCTTCCATTAGTTGAACCTAAGTATAGTTATGGTAGCGTTTTAGATGTCCATTGGGAGGATTTTGTAACACTTAAGAACCCTGATGAGATTCCCGAGTCATGGCTTAAAGCAGTATCACACTATGCCGACAGACTGTCTAGGTATGACTGGAGCACTAAAGCTCATACTGTTAATGAAAAGGGTTTGATTCCAATGATTCAAAAACAAGCCTATCGTGCAGCTCAGCCGTTTGATGTAGAGCTTGTGCCACTAGGTGATTTGTCTTATGACCCATATCGTAGTTGGATTAGTAAATAAGGAGAAAGCCATGACAGAGTTTGAAGATAAAGTAATAGCGTTGCTTAAAGAAATACTAAAGCTACTTAAAAAGGAGAAAGCTGATGACTAGACGAGATGGCGGTAAGGGCGATGCGCCACGCCCGCTAGGTGTAAGTATGGAGGAGTTTGACAAAAACTTTGATGCAATCTTTGGTAAGAAGGAAAAGAAACCTGAAGTGCAAATTGAAGTAGATGCTGAACAGGGTGAAGTAGATGTAGCAATCACTAAAACATGGGAGATATAACATGAAGTATGCACAGTTTCTAGGGCAGAATGTAGCCCAAGAAGTCCTTGATTTAATGGGAGAAGTCAAAAAGAAAAACCCGATGTTAGGGTTTGAAATAGGTGGAAATAGGTATAGCTTTTTTGATGACCAAGACCCGCCCCAAAGAGTAGAAATAAAGTTGTCCTTACGAGTGCATGACATCAGCGACCCTAGCCAAGACATAGGCTCTATTGGGTTTGACCACGATGGAAAGTATTGGGTGCGTAGTCGGCTGATTCAAAATGAAAAGTATGGTCATTGGAATAAAAGCCAGCACGAGTCTAAGTATTCTAAGCATATGAAAAACATAATTAAGGAAGCAATTAAAACCTTAAAGCCGTTTACTTATGCTGAAGTTAAACAAGAACAGTCAGGTAACATAGACCGCCATATTAACGAGAGATGTAGGCAGATGCGCCATAAAGCCGCACAGAAAGTAGAGCTTAAGTTTGCTGACTTGTTTACTGAGTTGTTGCACCTGAGCTACACAGGGTATACCCCGAAATCTCCTAAGGTTGCTGAGGCTATGCAGTATGCGGTAGCCAATAGAGAAGAGCTTGAAAAGTTCTATGACTACAATCCAAAAAGGTGTATGATTTGGGTTAGACCTAACAGTGTAGTGTATGAGCTTGATAAAGAAACTAAATGCGTAAATGCGATAGCCGACCTACCTGAAGACTTGCGTGGAAAGTTGTTTGTATTAGATGTTACAGATACTGGACAGTTCGTAGAAGATGTAGGCATAAAACAGGATAACGGCATTTATTGGGTGCTACTTTGAGGAGAGGTGATGGGAGATACAGTATTTGGTAAGCTATATGGGTATGCAGAAGAAAAGCCTTATGGTTGGGTGGAGTTAGATAAAGCACTGTTTGTAGATATTGCGCCCTCATCTATTATTCAAGGATGTTTACGCATGGTCGAAGAGCAGTTCAATATGCCCCTACAAAATGTATGGCGGGTTCATGTATTACCCAATGGTTTAGTTGAGCTAAATGACTTTACACTGCCAAGTAATAAGGATACAATGAGGGAAACTTTTCGGCAGGAGGACTTACCCATTTGGATTCAAGATTCCCTGTCCGTTCTTATGATTGTAGACCAAGGCGTGACGATTGAGGGGCTTGGAAAGAAAATAAGTGACTCTATATTTTATGTATTAGAAACACCCGATTTGGAGAAGATTTATGGCTACAAAGCCCGAAGTAAAAGTCAAGAGTGCAGTTAAGAAACTGCTTGAAAAACATGGGGCGTATTATTTTACACCAGTTACTAGTGGGTTTGGTTCTAGTGGCGTGCCTGATTTTGTCGCTTGTATCAAAGGAAGATTCATAGGCATCGAAGCTAAGGCTGGTAAAGGTAAGCCCACTGCACTACAAGACAAAAACCTGAGTCAGATTATGGACAATGGTGGGGTAGCCGTATTGGTAAATGAAAATGGTTTAGAGCAGTTGCAGTTGTTGTTAGAAGTTGGATTGCCCAGTCAAGGGGCGTTATTCGATATGTTAATTAAAGGAGAAACAAAATGAGCTGGACACAAATAAGTGAGGTAGATACAACAGTCGAGGAAGTGGCTGGAGATATTAAAATAGTGGAGAAGTTAGTTGAAGAAGTAAACAAACCGAAAAAAGTTAGAGCTATGAAAGCTAAGGTATCGGTGCTTGAGGAAGCGCAAAACATTATTTATGGTGACAGGGAAAAGACTTACGGACACCCCGCTAAAAATTTAAAGACCATCGCTAATATGTGGAACGCCTATATGAACAATATGGATGACGCTGGCACTTATAAAGTTACTGCTAAAGATGTTGCCGCTATGATGATGCTTGTTAAAGTTGCCCGCTTTGCCAATGACCCAAGTCATCGTGATAACTTGATTGATGTGTGTGGGTATGCCGCATTGATTGAGCGTTGTGACGAGGTAGCTAAATGAACTTACTAGATAAGTTTAGGTTTTGGTTGGATAACCTTGTCGAAGGTGAAGACATTATTTATGGGGCATCAGGCAACAAGTATCGGGTATTCCGAGCGCCTATTTATGTAGGCTATTGGACAATGCACGGCGGAGTATTTAAACAGCCAGCCGAGAAGAAGCCTAACTTGCTACGCCGTATTGCCCATAGAGTCCTTTTAGGTTGGAAGTGGACAGATGGGTTAGACGGACTATGAACGAACAAGACCTAAGGGATTGTTTTGCTATGTTTAGTATGGTTGGATTAGTAATGGCATATAAAGATAATCACGAAGAATCAGAGTTATCAAAAAGAGCTTATACCATTGCAGATGCCATGCTCGAAGCACGCAAGCCCAAAGAAGAAGTTGGTATAACCGCAGTCAAGCGAGGAAGGAAACGCAAAGATGAACCGTGACCAGCTATTTAAAATGATGTTGTTTGCTATTGCCCTTGCTATGGTTATTGAGATTAGCTTTTTTATGCGCCAAGCAAAGGCGCAAGTAATCGTTATTGACCCAACAAGCGGTAGCGTAAAAGACATTGTTATCATGCCACTACCACCCCCACAAAGATGAATATAATTAGCTTAGACTTTGAAACATACTACGACCAGCAGTTTTCGCTTAGCAAACTAACCACAGAAGAATACATAAGAAGCCCATTGTTTCAGACAATCGGAGTAGGAGTAAAAGTAAATGAGGAAGAAACACTTTGGTGCAGTGGAGACGATACTAGAATTGCTAGCTTTTTGGGTGATTTTGACTGGAGCAATTCTGCTTTACTTGCCCATAATGCTATGTTTGACGCTGCAATCCTTAGTTGGCGTTATAACATTAAGCCTAAAGCGATACTAGATACGCTGAGTATGGCTCGTGCTATTCATGGCACAGAAGTTGGTAATTCTTTGGCAAAACTATCACTCTTTTATGCGCTCGGTGTCAAAGGCACAGAGATTGTCGATGCTCGGGGTAAACGCAGAGAAGATTTTATCGAGGAAGATTTGCACGCCTATGCTGGCTATTGTAAGAATGATGTGGAGCTTACATACGCCCTATTCAAAAAGCTAGCCCCTCACTTCAAACAGAACGAACTCAAACTTATAGACATAACTATAAGAATGTTTTCAGAACCTAGTCTAGTCCTAGACGAAAACCTACTACGCCAACATCTAGCCGAAGTTAAATACCGCAAGGAGTTATTGCTTGAGGAGGCTGGAGTTGAGACCCGAGATGACCTGATGTCAAACCAAAAGTTTGCTGAAATGTTACGGGGCCTGGGCGTAGAACCACCTACCAAAATATCTTTAGCGACAGGCAAAGAAACTCTAGCTATGGCTAAGAACGATGAGGAGTTTAAAGCCCTTGCTGAACACCCTGACGAACGAGTGCAGACCTTGATAGCGGCTAGGCTTGGTAACAAGTCCACGCTTGAGGAGACACGCACAGAACGTTTTATGGGTATTGCCAATCGTGGGTTGATGCCTGTGCCGTTGCAATACTATGCGGCTCATACAGGGCGTTGGGGCGGGGCAGATAAGATTAACTTACAGAACCTACCTAGTCGTGGGAACAACGCCAACAAGCTAAAGTTTTCTATCAAAGCTCCCGAAGGTTATGTATTGATTGATAGCGACTCCTCGCAGATTGAGGCGAGGGTGCTGGCTTGGTTGTCTAAACAGAACGATTTGACGGAGGCTTTTAAGAATGGCGAAGATGTCTACAAGATTATGGCTAGTGCCATCTACTCAAAAGAAACTGACGAAGTTACTTCTAGCGAGAGGTTTGTCGGGAAAACCACGATTCTTGGGGCTGGCTATGGCATGGGGGCTAAGAAATTCGGGGTACAGCTTAAAACCTTTGGTGTGGAAATTGAAGAACCGGAAGCTATCCATATCATTCAAGTTTACCGCCAAACATATTCCAAAATACCAGCACTATGGACAGAGGGTCGCCATGCAATCGAGGCTATGGTCAAGAATCAAAGCACTCCGTTCGGTAATGGCTGTGTAGAAGTTCGTGGAGACGAAGGGATATTACTACCTAATGGGTTGTATCAAAGATACCCTAATTTGCGTAAGGTAAGAACCGAAGATGGCGAGCAGTATGTTTACGATGCCAAGCGGGGTTCTGTTAAAATATACGGAGGTAAGTTGGTAGAGAACATTTGCCAAGCACTTGCTCGCTGTATTATCGGTGAGCAGATGCTAAAGATAGCAAAAAGATATAAGCCAGTATTAACTGTGCATGATGCGGTGGCTTGTATAGCACCTAAAGAAGAGGTCGAGGAGGCTATGGCATATGTGCAGGAATGTATGCGATGGACACCTGATTGGGCGGAAGGGCTGCCTGTAAATTGTGAGGCGGGTTATGGTCAAAGTTATGGAGATTGTTAAGGTGGATTATTCAACATATTATTTAGAAGCACTAAAAGAAATTAAGTTAGCACATGAAGCACTATTAAAGAATGACTACCAAAAAGCATATGAACATTGTTTAAATTCGCAGACAGAAATACGATTGTTGGGAACATCAATCAGAAGCTGGATACCAACGGAGGAAGAATGAACGCAAATGAACTAGCTGATAAATTAGAACAGGGTCATTGGGAAGGTGGCACAAGAGAACAAGTAGCCACCATGCTACGCCAGCAACATTCTGAACTAAAAGAATTAAAGTTGGCTAGATTGGCTGATTTAGATGTTATCTTAAAACAACGAGCTGAAATAGAGTTATTGTTTAAAGAAATACCTGAATTTGGAAAAGCTATCATGAACAATGAACCAGTAGCGTATGTAACAGGGCTAAATAAATTTGACTCAAAAATGGTTGATACTGTTTTAAAAGTCGGTACACCACTCTACACCCATCCAGCAAAGACACTAACAGATGAGGAAATAACAGAAGTCTTTGATACAACTTTTGAAGTGCATGATTATCAAGATTCGTTTATTAAGTTTGCTAGAGCAATATTAAGAAAGGCACAAGAGAAATGTTAATTCAACTTGATAAAAACGAAATTGTGGATTCTTCTTATATTCTTTGGGCTAAAAGAAATGGTAATTACACCGATGTTCAATTAAAAGATGGCAATATTTTTAAACAAATATGGGATGAAAATGAAGATGTTTGGTATCAACTAAGAAAGGCGCAAGAGAAATGAACTCAAAACAAATAGCTGATGAATTGGAAAACATTTATTGGATACAGGGCGATGGAAAAGGCAAACCATTTCAGCAATATGCAGACTTTGTACGCCAGCAACAAGCTGAAATTGAGGCGTTGAAAGCAAAGACACTAACAGATGAAGAAATAATTGAAATTTGGAGTGGCATGGAAACTGACACAGGCGAACAAAACATTATTTTTGCTAGAGCAATACTAAGAAAGGCACAAGAGAAATGAATGCAGAACATTGGAAAAAACAAGCTGAAATATACAAAGAAAATCTTTTGGAAGCAAAAAGACTGTTTGACTTAAAGTTTACATTAACGGATGAAGAAATAAGTCAGGTATACAAAGAAGTCAGTGCGCCATTTGGTGAAAAAAGATTATACGAAATCCATGATTTTGCTAGAGCAATACTAAGAAAGGCACAAGAGAAATGAAAACACCGTTTGATTTAGAAGATGACATTCAAAAGGTTTGGTCGGTCAAAGAAGATATAGAGTTATTGATTTGGCGTTACATAGACCACCCTGCTCATATGTCAGCAGACGAAGTATGGAATCATTTGGCTGGTATCGCTAGTAGGCTTGACTTATACTGCGAGAAACTATGGGATACCTACTGCCAAAAGTTTGAGCTAGATGAGTATGCCTCAGACGAAAAGAAAGCCTATCGTAAAGCCATGCTTACGAAATACTTTGAGGCTTTAAAAGAGGGCAATGAAGCTGGCAAAAAGACTAAAAAGAAAAAGAAATGAGCTACTCAATTAAAGACGAGGAAGGCTACAAAGTTCGTGTAGTTGGTAGGTTAGAAGAAGCAAAGGCTATATGTGCAGTGCGGGAAGGCTGGACATATAAATTTATACATAAACCAAAAGAAACAGTTGATTTAACAAAGTTTGAGGAGGCTTTAATATGATTGAAAGTTTAGCAAAACCACAACCATTAGATAACGATATAGCAGTTATGAAAATCATTCAGCTTATGGGACAATTAAGTCTTAACGATATTGGCTATGTTTTAAATATAGCTAGTCAAGTATACGAAGCTACTGCAAAGGAAGCGTGATGGAAGAGAAAGATTGGAAAGCCGAATACGAAGTAATGCGTGACGCATACCATGATGTCTTGAAGCAGATGGCAAGCCTTACTCAAGAAGTTGATGAGTTAAAGGAAGTGCTAGATAAAGCTTTAAGTGCATGGGCTAAAGACATGGAACGGATACGAAAATGACTGCATGGTCTTACAGTAGCATAACCCTATTTGAACAATGCCCTAAGAAGTATTACCATTTAAGGGTAGCTAAGGATATTAAAGAACCTGAATCCGAAGCTATGAACTACGGTAAAGACCTACACCTAGCCGCAGAAGAATACATTCGAGACGGCAAGCCCCTACCAGCTAAGTACGCCTTTATTCAGGAGATGCTAGATAAATTAAAAGCAGTCCCCGGCGAGAAGCTATGCGAGAATAAATTAGCAGTAAAGATTGTAGATGGTGGCAAGCTAGCCCCCTGTGACTTCTTTGATAAGAACGTTTGGTATAGAGGTATAGCCGACCTAATTATCCTAGACCGAGAGAACCAAGAAGCTCGCATCATTGACTACAAGACTGGCAAATCGGCAAAGTATGCGGATACTAAGCAGTTAAAGTTACTAGCCGCTTGCGTGTTTACACACTACCCTGAGATTGCAATTATCAAGGCGGGGTTGTTATTTGTAGTATCTAAAGAGTTTATTAAAGAAGAATACAGTACGCACCATAGGTTAGCTTATTTTGAGCAGTTCAAGCCCCTCGTAAACCAGTTAGATTCTTGCTTGGAAACAGGGGTATGGAATCCAAAGCGGAACTTCACTTGTCCTAAACACTGCCCTGTATTAGAATGTACGCATAATGGAAGGAACACATAATGCCCTACAAGAACAAAGCAGACCGTAAATATACTAATGCCGTTAAATACGAAGACACTCCTGAGCAAGTAAAGCATAGGGAAGAACGTAACAAACTACGCCGTAAGCTGTTAAAAGAAGGTAAGGTTACTAAGGGTGATGGGAAAGACGTTGCCCATAAAAAGGCAATGGACAAGGGCGGTACAGCTAAGGATGGTTACTTTGTACAAGATGCTGGAGCTAATCGCTCATTCAAAAGAGACGCTAAACGTAACTTGGTATCAGAAGTAAGTGCTAAGGAACGCAAGAAGAAATAAGTTGTAGTATTGAACCACAGGATAGGGTATGAGTGCCTAGCTGGTTCGGGGTCGAGTGCCCTTCATGAGTAAACCGTATCAGTTGGTAATTGGTTTTTGTAGTTAGTGCTCACGTGCTAACCACCTTTCACCCGAACGAGCCAACGGACACTGGGAAAGACTAGAAAAATTATAAAGCTTGAAGCGGACACCGCTTTCAGGCTATTTAGTATCGGAGAAAACATTGGACATTATTGATAACAGGGCGTTATTGCTCAAGGTTCGTGACCCGAGCCGAATCACAGGTGTGATTCCCAAGAGCAAACTTATTCGTTCTGAAGGAGAGAACTATCACGAAGTCCTCGTGCATTGGGGTTTGGAGGAAATGCAAGTCCTCAAAAATTTAAAAATACAAAACATACCCTCACCAATTAAAGGTAAGTATGTTTGGCCCGGTCAATACAAACCTTTTGAGCATCAAAAAGAAACCGCATCATTCCTAACCTTACATCGTAGGGCTTTTGTATTTAACGAACAAGGCACAGGCAAGACTGCTTCAGCTATATGGGCGGCTGATTACTTAATGAATCTAGGACTAATCAAACGAGTTTTAATTGTATGCCCGCTATCTATTATGGATGCCGCATGGCGTGCAGACTTGTTTACGTTTGCTATACACCGCAGAGTAGACACAGCCTATGGCAGTAGAGAAAAGCGTAAAAAGATTATTGAAGGTAACGCCGAGTTTGTAATCATTAACTTTGACGGCATAGAAATTGTGCACAACGAGATTGATAAAGCTAACTTTGATTTAATTATCGTTGATGAGGCTAATGCCTATAAAAACCCTACTACAAATCGCTGGAAAGTATTTAACTCGTTAATCAAACCACATACTTGGTTGTGGATGATGACAGGAACTCCGGCGGCTCAATCACCAGTAGATGCCTATGGCATAGCTAAGCTGGTTAACCCTTCAGGAGTACCTAAGTTTTACTCGCACTTCAGAGACATGGTTATGCAAAAGATTACTATGTTTAAGTGGATACCCAAGCCTAACTCCGAAGATGTAGTCCACAAAGTATTACAGCCAGCCATACGCTATACCAAAGAGCAATGCCTTGACCTGCCTGAGATTACATACCAAACGCGTGAAGTCCCTCTAACCTCACAGCAACAGAAGTATTACGATATGCTACGCAAGCAGATGCTGGTTCATGCGGCAGGGGAAGAAATCACTACCATCAATGCGGCGGCTAATCTTAACAAATTGCTTCAGCTTTCTTGCGGTGCAGTATATTCAGACACAGGCGAGATTGTTGAGTTTGATGCGTCTAACCGCTTAAGAGTGTTGAAAGAAGTTATAGATGAATCTAGCCATAAAGTGTTGGTGTTTGTACCATTTAGGCATGCCATCGAAGTTATTAAAGAAAGTCTCGAAGCAGATGGCTATACAGTAGACCTTATACATGGTGGAGTACCTGTAAACAAACGTACAGAAATCTTCAAGAAATTTCAAGAAACTCCAAACCCTCGGGTATTGATTATCCAACCACAAGCCGCTAGTCATGGCGTGACCCTTCATGCCGCAAACACAATCGTATGGTGGGGTCCGATTACCTCCTACGAAACCTATGCTCAAGCTAATGCTCGGGTACACCGAAGCGGGCAGAAAAACCCTTGTACAGTTATCAGGCTCAAAGGCTCAAGCGTGGAGAAAAGACTATACGAAGCACTGCAAAATAAGCAGGACATTCAGGGAAGTATTATGGCGTTGTACAATGACTTACTTAGTTGACATTGTTAAGAGTTATAGTATACTTACAAGAAAGGAGAATGAATGACAGCTATGCGTAACCCTGATGCGAAGCATATTGACTTTGCTGACCTAATTGGGATTATACCTAGCAATCCTAGATTTCTTCCTTCTAACCTAGATATGGTACTTGAAAGAAAAGGTGACTTTTTAATAGGCGAATGGAAAAGACCAAATGAAAGTATCAGTAGAGGACAAGAAATTCTCTTACAAAACTTAGCCAAAAAGCCGGGGTTTCTTGTAGTGCTAATCGAAGGTAATACTGACGATGGTATGGAAGTAAGTAAGGTGCAATTATTTAACCCGCACAGAGGATGGGTAGATTGGGGAGATAGTGTAGAAAGTTTAAAAAGCTTAATTACACAGTGGTATGAGAGAACAGAGAGGAAAACAAGATGAGCGAACAAGTACAGGCAGATAAGCTAGCCAGTGCGTACATAAAAATGCGAGACAAGCGTAAAGAAATTCTTGCGGCTTATGAAGATGAAGACAGAAAGATTGAAGCACAGATGGAAATGGTAGCCGAGGAATTATTAAAGCTATGCAAGGACATTGGTGCAGATAGCATCAAGACGGCAGTTGGCACTGTATTTAGGTCTGTAAGGACGAGATACGAAACTACTGATTGGGAGAACATGTATGCTTTTATTAAGGAACATGATATTCCGCAAGTCTTAGAACGCCGTATAAGTACCACAAATATGAAGCAGTTTTTAGATGAAAACCCAACGCTAATGCCAGTTGGCATGAATGTTAATAACAAGTACACAGTTACTGTAAGGAGAAAATAACAATGGAACACTTGCCATTGACAGTCGATGAGGTTGCGAAGATACTACGTGTCTCTCGACAAACAATTTATGTTTTATGTAGGGAAGGAAAACTACCGCATTTTAAGGTAGGAACAAAACTGCGTTTTCACAAAGCAGATATTGAAGCGTTAACCAACACAACAAGAGGAGTAGTAAATGAGTAACGAACTAAGTATGTTAAAAGGAAACCTACCAGCCCACTTGCGTGGCGGTGTAGACGAAACAACCAAAGCCCTTATGGGTGGTGGTGCAGTATCCACAGGACCAAGCATCAAGCGTATTTCAATTAAGGGTTCTGTATTCCGTATGGTAGTTGAAGGCAAGGAAGTTGCTAAGAACGAAGAGCGCTCAATGAATGTAGTTATCGTTGGAGCGGCACAGCATAACTCCCGCACTTTCTACGAGGCTACTTTCTCAGAAGGTCAAGGCGCTAAGATGCCTGATTGCTTCTCTGATAACGGTATCGGACCAAACCCAAAAAGCACAGCCCCACAAGCGGCTACTTGCAAAGATTGCCCACAGAACGTAGATGGCTCACACCCAAGCGGTAAAGGGCGTGCGTGCCGTTTTAGTCGCCGTCTAGCAGTATTGCTTGAGAACGACCAGCATGGCGACATCTTCCAATTAACCCTACCAGCGCAGTCTATTTTTGGTAAGGGTATTGATGGTAAATTACCATTAGAAGCCTATGTACGCCTCTTGGGTACAAACAACGTATCAGTGACTTCAGTAGTTACAGAGATGCGTTTTGACACAAGTAGCGCCACACCAAAACTTACTTTCAAAGCGGTTCGTTATTTGGAAGAAGACGAGTTTGCTAACGCACTAGTTAAAGGTAAGACAGCAGAAGCTAAGACAGCTATTGGTCAAACCCCTGCGGCTATTGATGGTGCAGTTGCTATTGAAGCACCTAAGCCAAAAGCTAAGATTGCAGACCCTGTGTTAAATGCGGTTGAAACTGAAGTTGAAGTAACGCCTGAGCCAGTAAAGCGTGCTAAGAAGACTGAAGCGGAAACGCCTAAGGATATTAACGCTGTCCTAGACGACTGGGCATAATAGTAACGGGGTGTGTGAGTGCTTAAATAGCGAAATAAACGACCGCTAGCCCCACCTAATAAGAATAATATGACTGGATATTCCGTAAAATTTACTGAGGCTGTTGCTAAAGCCAATCAAGAACTAGTTGGCGTAATGCTAGCTAAACTATGTATCAAGAAAGATATTTCTGTAATAGAGGTAGCCGAATATTTTGGTGTGTCTCGCACAGCTATATACGCTTGGTTCTTAGGTAAGAGCGAACCCAATAAAGTACATGAAGTAAAGATTTACAAGTATTTAAAAAAGAAGGCGTAAGCCAACCGGAAAGCTGGGTGCCATCCAGCTAGATGGGATTATTGTCGGCGCAATTTGAGGATGTACATGACCTCGTGGAATAGTTTTCTCTCTACGATACTGCCTGAGGAAGGTCTCGGCTGGTATTGCATAGGGAGTTATAAGAAGAAAACCACACCGATTACGCACTTTGTACAAACTATTGCAGAAGCTGAAGTTTTAATTCAAGAACTGCTGGATAAAAAGAAAGACGTATATTTCGGGTGCTCGAAATTTATTACAAATGAAAATAGAAAGGCAATTAACGCAGGGTGGCAAAAATCATTTTGGCTTGACTTAGATTGTGGACAATCGTATTTTGATGCGGGTACTGGCTACCTTAACCAAGCCGAAGCGATTACAGATATTAAGCGCCTATGCGCTGAACTAGATTTACCTAAACCTAATATTGTTTTCTCAGGTAACGGCATCCACGTACATTGGGTAATGAACCGCACTCTCGAAAAAGAAGAGTGGGTAAAGACTTGCGAGTATTGGAAGCAACAACTAAAGCGGTTAGACATCAAGGCTGACCCATCTAAGATTACTGACTTAGCGGCAGTACTGCGTATCCCTGATACCCTTAATTTTAAATCTGACCCACCCTTAAAGGTAGAGTGGAAGGCGCAATGCCCACCCATGGACTACAAGGAGTTTCGGGCTAAGGTAATAGGCGATATTGAGATTGAGCTTGATTTAAATAAAGCCCCTCGCCGACCAATGGATGAGACCACCCGCAGATTACTAGGTAATAAAGTATCTAACTTCTCAGCTATTATGAAGTCGGGTGAGTGCGCACAGCTTACTTACTTCCATAAAAATCAAGGTACGATTGACTACAATATGTGGCGTGCTGGGCTGTCTATTGCTCAATTCTGCGAAGATAGGGATAGCGCTATCCATAAGATGTCTAAGTTTCACCCTGAGTATTCGTTTCAAGATACTGAGAATAAAGCTAACGACATAGGCGGACCTTATCACTGCGTAACTATTGAAGGTTATAACCCCGGCGGTTGCGAAGGTTGCAAGCATAAAGGTAAGATTACAAGCCCTATATCTATTAACTCTAAGATTGCTAAAGCTACCGAGGAAGACAATACTGTTACTTTAAAGAGTGCAGAGATTTCTACCGAAGTTACTTACAAGATTCCTGAGCTACCATTCCCATACTTTAGAGGTAGGCAGGGCGGCATATACAAGCAAGGCTATACAAAGGAAGACGGCGAATCGGTTGACGATAAACTAATCTTTAAGCATGACTTTTATGTAGTTAAGCGGATGATTGACCCTGACTTAGGTGATATGGTTTGGATGCGGGTACACCTACCCAAAGACGGTATTCGTGAGTTTGCATGCTCAAACCAAGCGCTTATGACTTCAGATGAGTTTAAGAAAACTGTGTCTAAACATGGGGTTATTGGTGACCCTGAGGAGATGAAACAGATTATGAGTTACATAACTTCTTTTACTAAAGAATTACAGGATAGAGAAGTATCCGAGCAAATGCGCACCCAGTTTGGTTGGTGTGATAAAGATACTAAGTTTATTGTGGGCGATAGGGAGATTACCGCAACTACAATTAACTACTCACCACCATCTAATACCACGCTATTCTTTGCACACATGTTTAAACCTAAGGGTACGCTGGAAGATTGGCAGAAAGTCGTTAACTCGTATGGTAGACCCAAGCAAGAAGCTCGTGCGTTTTTATTCTTTGCGGGACTAGGCGCACCGCTACTTAAGTTTACTAATCAAAAGGGCTTAATCTATTCCATTACGGAAAACGAATCAGGTACTGGTAAGACGACTATCCAAAGAATTATCAATAGTGTTTGGGGTAATCCTACGGATATGATGCTGATTGCTAGGGATACATTAAAGTCTCAGTTTCATCAAATGGGTGTGTTTAACAACATCGCTGTCTGTACGGATGAGGTTACCAATATGGATAACGAGCAAGTCAGTAACGTGGCGTATGGTGTATCACAAGGACGGTCTAATAACCGCATGAAGTCCAATACAAACGAGATGCGGATTAACAATACTACATGGTCACTACCAGCTTTCTTTTCAGGTAATGCCAGTATGCACGACAAGATGGCGGCTCTCAAGGCTACCCCCGAGTCTGAGCAGTTACGTATCGTTGAGCTAGAAGTATCTCCCGATAAAGATATGACTAAAGAAGAAAGTGATGCACTCTTTGAGCGTATGTTGCCAGAAAACTATGGGCATGCTGGACCGGTTCTAGCCCAGTATATGGTTGCTAATCTACCTGAAGTTAAAAAGCTATTAGACGAAACACAGAAGAAATTTGACAAAGAAGCCCAGCTACAACAAAAGCAACGGTTCTACTCAGCCGGTGCGGCGACTGCGTTTACTGCGGCTATCCTTGCCAACAAGCTAGGGCTGATTGATATTGATACTAAGGTTGTTTGGGACTGGGCTGTTAAATACTTTAGCGAGTTGCGTGAAAGCGTTAAACCTGCTGAGCGTGATGGCAAAGGCGCAATCGGTGCGTTCCTAAACGAGTTCAATAGAAACTTATTGGTGGTTGATGACGCCAACGATAAACGCACTGGGCTTACCAAAGCGCCTATGGTCATACCATATGGACCACTTATTACTCGTTATGAACCTGATACTAGCTATCTTTGGATTACTGTGGATAAGCTACGAGTATGGTGTACAGAGCGTCAAACTGGATTCAAGGGTGTCATTGACGACCTTAAGAAGTACGACCCTGAATGTTGTGTTAAGAAAAAGGGAATGGCAAAGGGTACTGCACTAAACACTCCAGCTGTTAATGCGCTGCGTATTGACTTACGCAAAGTACCTATTGAAATAGCTATTCCGACACCAGCCGATGATTCTAAATGAGGGAGTCCCAGTTATCGTTGAATGGCACTCAATGGTGCTGGGCGCTTCTTTTTTCATACCGGCTTTAGATACTGAACCGCTTATCGAAGAAATTTTAGTGGAAGCTAAAAAACATCGTATAAGATTAGTATATAAAGAGGTAATTGAAAACGAAAAAATCGGTATAAGGTTCTGGCGTAAGAGCTAGTTCTTGGTGTATATTCGAGGTGACAAATGTTTCCTCATTTGTTTTCTCCTCATAGATGTGTTTATCCCCGGTTAACCCCGGGGATTTTTTTAACCGTAAAGGCGTTGGCGTAGCTTAGTTACGTTCTTAGCCATACGGTCACGCTGGTCGTTAATTTTATCTAGCTCTGCACGCTTTCTATCTTCAGGCATTCTAAAATCTTCACGTACCATTTGCTCACGACGTTTTAAAGTTACGAGCTGGCGTTCCATAGTTTGAACCATACCACGAAGCTGTATTTCGTTTTTATGCTCTTCACGATAGGCTTGCTGTTCTTCTCTTGGAAGATGCTTCATATTCTTTAGCGTATCGTTAGCCTTATTAACATCCCGTGCTGCTTGATAAAAATCCGACAATACCGCAGTATTTTCATCTTTGCTCATAAAGCTACCCATATTAGGTAAGCCAGCAATCATCTCGCCAACGCTTTTAGTTGGGCGTGGAGGTCCACCCCTTACAGAGTTAATTAAATCGTCTGTAGCCAGCGCTGTTAAGGTCATAGCCGTACCAAAGTAGCCACGTAATAAGTGGTCTACAACCAAAGGAGAAGCTCCTGACATAGCACCAATAGCCTTAGCCATTTCAGATGTATTCTTAGTGAACTGCCTATCGGTGTCTAAACGGCGCATAGTTGCGTTAACAATTTCACGGTCTTGGAAGAAATCATGGTTAGTACCTACTTCAAGAATAGGGCGTACGATTTGGGGTATACCCTGAGAAGGAGGCATCATAGAACCTAAAACTGCACGGCTCATAGCGTCTTTCATCATTTTAGGGTCTGTAGTCCCATTGTCCGCCATCATCTGATAAGTGTACTCACCGATAACTTTAGGTAGTGCAAATACGTCAGTACGAATTGGAATACCAAAACCACCACTGCCGGGAATCATAAACATACGGTCACGGCTAACACGGTTCTTGCGTTTGTAATCCTCATCATCACCCATAGCCATAGAGTAGATAGCGCTTAAAGCTACAATCTTAGCGGTAGTAGAAAGCAATACTGCCTGAGCAGCTCTACGTTCTTGAGGCGAAATACCACGCCCAGTAAGGGTTTTAATTGCTACGCTATTAACTTGTAGATACGCATTAAAGAACGGAATAACACGGCTAGCAAACTGCAATCTTGGGTCACCACTAACACGGCGGAAGTTAACGATTTCTGCAGCTTTTTCCATAGCTTCAGTTTTAGATAGCCCTTCTTTGATAGCTTGGTTATATACACCCTGACGAATGACGTTATCCGATGCGGAAGATAGTCGGTCAAGATTACGCATCAACTTCTTCCAACTGCTAGGGTTATCCAAACCTAAACGCTTAGCAACAGCGTCTTCTTCACTCATGGCAGTATAGTCGTGGGTTTCCAAAATACCTGCTTTTATTAACATCTTACGAGTATCGCTAGTTCCCTGTGCAGTCCTAGATACTTCCTTAGCAATCTCTTTTAGTACGCCAAAAGGACTCTTTAATCCTGAGGTATACATGGCAGTATAAGAATCACTAAACAGCTGGACTGCTGAGAACAATGGGAAACGAGTAACGATATGGCGCAGTGCGTTGGTTACTTTAACTGCTGCACCAATACCGGGGAATATGATTGGCTCTAAACCAATAAATGCTTGCGCAATCGCAGGGTCTGCAACGTTAAACTTACGCTGGATACCATCGTAGTAAACAGTAAACGTGTTGCCATGACCGCCTTCACCCTCACGTACTTCTTCAGGTAAATGCTCTTTATAGTTTTCAAGCATAACTTGTAATTGCTTATTACTAATAGCACGGGCAAGCGACCACTGCATCCACTGATACATATTCTCAATCGGGTCTTGCACCTCACGCATGCTACCCTTCATGGTACGGTCAACCATAGACTCACGTAAACCACGAGCCATTACCTGTGGACCAGATGCCTTTTGGTCTTCCATATCACGGAAGAACGGCACATATGTAGAATCATCAAGCCACTTCTCAGCTTGGTCTTTAGTCTTTACGCCAGCCTCAACAAGTGCGTTAACTACGGTATCACGCATCTTATTCCAAACTTTAGTACCTTCAGCGATTTCCGGATAGGCTCTATACAGCTCCATACCAGCGGCTACTTGTTCTTTAGTTTTATGGCGAACTTTACCGCTTAAATCTTCTTGGGCTTCTCTTAGCTTATCAAGAAGAGCTTGTTTAGTATCAATTTCTTTTTTCTGTGCAGGGGTACGCTTCTTATTTGCACGCAAAACTATCATCTCTTTTTCTAAACGTGCAATATCTTGCTCAGTTTTGTCCAAAGATTTGTACATGCTATCTAAACGATTAGCTTCATATGCGGCGCCCATGATTTGACGAGCACGGCTTGGCTCTACGCCTAGTTTAGTAGCAAGACCTTTAATTAGCCCTTCAAACTTGCTCATGTTTACGCCATCTTTAGCATCAACGGCTTCCCAACGATTGGTTACAGGGTCGTAGCTATAGGCACCACGTTCAATAATTTGATTAGCAAGGTTGCCACGGTGTAAAGCTTGAGAGGTACTGATACGGAGTAATGCTTTCTTAGCATCATCCATAACCATGTTACCTTTTTTAGCTTCACCCATTAAATGGTTGTACATGCGGTTGTTAAAAGCTTGGTCAAATGAAGCAATGTTTTGACCTTTACCAAATGTAGCGGCTACCCAATCGTGATTACGCTCATAGGCTTCCGTCCAACTATCTTTAGCTTTATTAAAGTCAGCTACTTTGCTTTCAATATAGTTCTTCTGACCTTCAGCGGGTTTACCACCAAATGCAGACATCAAAGTTTCAGCGGTCGTACCTTGAGCAGTTCTTTCTAGTTTAGCTATATCAGTAGTATTTGGGTCATATGTACCTTGGTTACCGATAGCGGATTTAATTTGGTTTGGTTCAAAAGCTACCCAATGACGCCCATCTTGAAACCCATCATACCCACCAGCTTTTAAAACACGTTGTTTAGCTTCATCTGAAAAACTTGTATTAGCAAATATTCCCGATGCGGCACTTCTTCCTTCAGCCCCACGCTCACGCATAACGTCAACTTTTGATTTAACCCATGATTCATTAAGGTTAGGATTTTCTTTTTCAAGTTCTTCCTTGTAAGTTTGAATCATTTTTGGCGTTACTTTGCTTCCAACAACAAATGGATTTTTAATACTTAAATATACTGGGATGATTTGGGCGCCTTCCCCAAAATTCATCATTCGTGTTGCATATTCTTTTGAAGGTATATACCCCTCTGCCTGCCCAATTGCTTTTTCTTTTTTAGACTCAGCAAATCCCTCTGCTTCTCCTATATAAGAAGTGAAATAATATCCAGCAACATTCCCACTTCTATTTTTAGGTTTTGTTGGCTTAAATGATTCACCTTCAAAGCTTTCAGGTGTACCATGGTACACAACCATAGGGCTACCATCTTCATTAACAACTTTAGAATCACCAAACCATTTTTGGAAAGCGTTACTACCTACCTGTGTTGGAGCAATACCAACATTACTTCTAGCGCCCACAGCGGTTTGCACATTGCGACCATGGGTCATAATATGTTCTGCGGCAATCAGGGTAGCAGTCAAAGCATCAGTCTGAGCTACGTTACCTTCTACTTTAATACCCAAAGCTTTTAATACTGCACGGCCAAATGCGCTAAACACATTCATGCGTTTGTAAGGAATCTTAGCTAGGGCAACTTGAAACTTAGGATTAGAAAAAGCCTCTGAAACAAACTCAGATAAGTCTTTCAAGCCGTATTGATTTAGCAGTGCTGGGTTATCTTTTACGGTATTGTAAATATCCTGAAGGTTTTTAAGCATCGGATTAGGCTGGAACCCTTTAGCTACTCGTGCTTCAGAATCTTTAATCAATACGTGCAAGAACCCATGAAGCGTTTCATGAAGTACTGTATGGGAATCTACTTGACCTTTAACAATCTGTACTGTATCGGTGTTAGGGTTGTACTGTGCTGGCGACCCATCAGAAATAACGCTTTGGTCAACAACTTCAACTTTAGGTAAGCTCTTAGATTGCAGTAAACGGCTAGCAACTTCTTTATCTAGCGGAGTAAACTGCCCAGTCTTATCGTTAACAATCTCTTGTAATGCGCCTTTTAAATCGCCTTGGGTTACTCGGTCTACTAAGTTTATAGTAGAACCACCTTCAAGATTTGGTCGTTGTGCTTTAGCAATACCAAGCTGGCGTAATAGTTCTTCAGTATCTGCGCTAACTGGCTCTTGGGCTAAAACATCTTCTAGCGCTGGCTGCGTATTGACTCGTGGTACTGTTTCTTGCGGAATAGCTTCTTTTGTAGCGGGCGCAACTTGCTGCGCCATCTGTGCTAATGGAGCATTCCCAGCTTCTCCACTAGGTGCCGTTCTTCCATCAGGTTGTTCAGTAACTCCGACAGCACTTCCCACTCCTCCAGATTCAGGTGCTGCAACTCCTCCGGGGGTCTGTACCCCAGCGCTAGGCACCGGAACGCCTCGTTCATCAACTCGATTGACAGGTCCAACTCCAGTACGTGCTTCATTTTGTGCCTCCGCTTGCGCTCTAACATCTCGTGGGGATAACGGTGCTGCAACTTGTCCAAATGCAAACTGGGCTTCTCTTGCTTGCTGAAAGGCTTTTCTTGCATCGTACGGTCTTGCTGGCAGCCCTTCTTTTTCAGGTACTTCTCTAGCTTCAACAGGTTCAGGCTTTTCCGCTTTAAATGCTTCAACAGCATTCATATCAATTTTAGCGTTTTTGCGCTCATGTTGTTCTACTAGCTTATCAAATTTCTCAGCGTCTTCAGGTTTCATTAAGTCTAAACCACGGAGCTTTTCTTTAATCTTTGTAGCTGCTTTAGTTAAACCAAAAGTATCAAGTACTTTATCATCTACTATATGCGTTGTAGGCCGGGCACCCGCACCAACTACGTTAGGAATTTCTAACTGAGGAGTAGGGGCAGCTTGCAACGCAGTTTGTTGTTTAGCTCTATCTTCTTGCAATAGTAATTGCTGAGTAGGTGTTAAAGGCGCACCAGCTTCTAAACGCATCTTAGCTAAATCTAGTTCGCTAACTTGTGGCGCTTTAGCTTCTTCTTGTCCAATAATAGGTGGCTCTGCTTGCAAACGAGACTTTGGATAAGGCTGATTAAAATCTAGTTCAGCTTGTGGTGATGCTTGTTCAGGACCTACAAGCGGTTGTTCTTGCTCTACTGGTACTTGCTGTCTTGGACCAACGGCTTCTTGAGCGCCAACTAAATTTAAACCCATCTGTCCAGTTTCGTCTGGAGGTAGTGGAGCCGCTGCTTTAGCTTGTTCTGCTTCTATGGCTTGTTGAGCCGCAATATCACCCGCACGCTTGCTTGCTTCAATACGAGCTTGCCCACGCTCACCAGCACGACCGACAGCACCGAGAGGTCCTAATAAGCTAACTTGATAGGCAGTAGCGCCATATTCAGCAATAGCATCAGGAGAAGTTAAAGATAGACCAGCTTGGGCACGCTCTAAAACTTGCTGTGCAATTTCACTAGGGATTTCTGTAGCAGCCCCTTTAACTGTACCTTTAAGGACTAACGGCAATAGTTTTTCTTTAGCCTGTTTTTCAACAGCTTCGGTACTCATTTTACTTAAAGCTTTTTCAGAAATGCCTAGTGTGTTACTAAGGAATTTACTACCAAACAATAAACGAGTTTCTACTAAGTCAACAGCAGTTTGTGGAACAGCCGCCAACATGGCTTTGCCTTTATCAACCGCTACTGGCTGACCTGATTTAATTTGTTCTTGAGCTTGGCGTTCTAAGTTTGTACCTACAAACTGAATTAGATTTGGGATAGCTGCGCCAAGTACTGCACCAAACGCTGTACCTACTGGGCCGGCAACGCTACCAGCCATAGCACCAAGACGTGCGCCAGCAAATGTTTCACCTAACTGTGGAAGTTGTTGTGCAATAGCTTTAGGTATTTGGCTAATAGCCTCACCTGCTGCGGGCAATAAACCTTTTTCTGCATATACTTTTTTAAGAGCTTCTAGACTAGCTGGAGCAGCATATTGTTGCTCTAAAGCTTCTTGGCGACCAGTACCCGCTTTAGCGGCTTCATTAGCATCGCCAAACAATCCAGTAATACCCGTGAGTTGTGAACCTAAAAGACTTTTAGTACCTAGTTTAAGGGCGCCCATAATCCCACCTTCGGGTTTGGGCGTATTTCTAATCTGCCCCATAACAGCTTGATATGCTTGGGCATCAGTTAAATCTGTAGGCGACTCTACTTCAAACGTACCACTGCCCGGCACATCAATTTGGTACTTAGGCATATTAAATTACCCTTTAACTTTTGTAACTTTTACACCTTCTGGAACCGCTTCAATTTTACCGCTATACAGCCGGTTAGCTAAATCTGTAGCAGTTTGCTCATCCATACCTTGTGCCATTAATTTTACAACAGTATCACCATGGGCTTTAAGTTTTGCTGCATCAAGAGAAGCAGCTTTAGTAGCCCCAATACTTGCATACTGAACAGCGATAGCATCACGATGTTGTTTAATAGCGTCTAAGCGAGTTTGCGCTGCAATAAGAGCATTTAAATTACCAGTCTTGCGGGCATACTCGGCTTGGTCCATAGCAGATTGTTGCGCAATAAGAAGCTTCTTATCAGCAAGTTCATCTTTCTTAGCTTGTTCATATGATTGAGCACCGGCACCAATACCTTGACCAATACCTACGCTTGCAAATGGAGAAGTACTTGCCATAGCTTTAGCACCGCCAGCTATTAGCGACATCCATAGTTTATCTGCTTTGCTTTCGCCAATTTCTTTACGAAGAGCATCAAGGTCAGCTTGCGCTTTAGAACCGCCTAAACCTTCATCCATCATAGCTAAACGCTTTTTAATCTCGGCATCATAACTACCCGGTACATCGGCTTGTGTAGGAACACTAGCTTGAGGGGTTGAACCTAAACCAGATTTTGCTACAGGGGTAGTACCTGTATTAGCTTGCGTTGAAGTTGCTTGAACTGGCGCAGCTGCTTTTGTTGAGGTAGTTGTTTGTGTTGGTAAAGGTGGTAGCCCTAAATTTTCTCTAGTGCCAAGCGTATGTTCTCTCCACCATTTACCAAATGAACCTTCACTAGCATTGGCAGGGGTTGCTTCGCCCATCGCATTAGAAGCGTCTTCATAGTTACCTAAATCTGTAGTAGGAGCTTGTAGCCTTTTAGTACTACCTGCTGGTAATCTACCATTTAACATTGCTTGTGCTTCTTCTTCAGTTAACTTAGGACCTTTAACATCTCCGCCATCATCAAATGCAACAATGCCACCACCAGCAGCGGTAAACATCTGATTAGATGCAGGAGCAGCAGCTACACCCTGCTGTCGTTGTGCTTGCTGAGCCATTTGAGCTTGCGCAAGAATCATAGCCGCTTCTTTGCGAATTTCAGCGCTTGGGCTAGTCTTAGCTTCTTGTTCTAGTTGGATTAAGCCTTCAGGAGTTTTAGCTAATTCATATAGCTGGGACTCAATAGCACCACCCACATCAAACTTTTTAACTTTTTCAAAGTCTTTTGGTAAGCCACCTTTAGCACCTTTAAATCCACCAGCAGCACCATAGGCACCAAGAGCTGTAGCACCAAGACCGCCTAATGTAGCAACAGAACTAGGAGCAGCTTGATATGATTGGGTTGTAGTAGATTGTAATGGCAGACCATGTAACAAAGCGCTCATATTAGCCAACTGCATCATTGGATATTGCTGTGCAGTAGCATAGTTTTGTACTTGCTGATTAATAATATTTTGTTGCTGAGCTTGCTGTGCAGCACCCGCAGCCTCTTGCGCTTGATTAATATTAAGACCAGCTTGTGTTTGTTGACCTGCAATAGTAGCGTTTTGACCGGCTCCAGTAATACCTGTGCCTAATGCAGCATTTGCAGCTTGTTGACCTTGTAATCCTAAACCAGCACCGTACTGCATAGCTTGTTGTGCTTGTTGGTACGCTTGGTTATATCCTTGACCAATAGCTTGTTGCGCAGCTAAGTTGCCAGATTGTTGGTTTAAGCTATTCATCAACGCTTCACGAGAGCCACCAAAAGCACCAGCAGATGTAGCAGCGCCTTGTTCAGCAGCGCCTCTTATACCAGTTTGTTGGTTTAATAATTGAAGTTGTGGAGCAAGGGAGTTAGCAACGTATGGGTTCATATATGCTTGCATAGCATATGGGTTTGTAGCTTGCTGTGCGTATTGATTACCGGCTTGCGCTTCTTGTCCAGCTAAACCATATGCTCCCATAGTACCTAAATTAGTTAACCCAGTAGATACACCATACTGTCCGGGAGTTTGCATATTAGCCACATTCGATTGGGCCTGTTGCTGTAATGGACTAAACCCAGCTACGTACGCATTTGGGTCATTACTGTATGGCTGATAAGGCTTCATGCTAGTAACATTGCCTTGGTCATCATAGTTATAGATTTGCTGCTGAGCAGTACCCAACATAGTTTCTACATATGGTTGAGCATAGGTAGGTAAATTAGTATTTTGAACAGTAGTTTGAGTAGGCTGAGCTGGAGGAGGGGGAGGAGAACCGCCGCCACTATCAAATGGAGTGCGTTTTAAATCCCATGTCCAACCAGAATGTTTACTTTTTAAGAAGCTCATATATTTGTCTCTACTATTTTATAACGACTATAAAAACCCGTGCGACTAAGCAGCCTTTCCATTGATGGTCTAACCGCTGCTTGTAACTTTGTCGCTCCCATTTGTTTCGCAATAGCCTTTAACTGTACAAGACTATCTCCATTAATAATTAACTTACCGCCAGTTGATGTAACAAAAGCAACTCTATCATTTGGATAATTTATAAACGTTAAAGTCATCGCTCCGTGTATTACACCTTGCTCATCTACTGCTACTACTAAAATCCACATACCGCTAGAAAGATATACTTTTACATTGTCTAAAGTATAGTCTCCACCTCCACCATGTTCTTGTGATTCAGCAATATATTTTTCAACTAAAGGCCAAGTTTGATTTACATATTGGACTGATACTGGACGAATAACTAAGTTCATGCTGGTAGATATTTGTCTGCTTTAATTTCTTTTCCTTGCTTTTTAGAGCCAGTACGAGCTTTACGTACCTTATCCATCATGCTATATAAACGCTTAGCACCGGCATCAGTAGACCCATTACCAAGATGAGAAACAACATCAGCAGGTACAACAAACTCGCCATCAGCCAAGCGGGCAGGTTGCTTAGCCCCAATCGTAGCTGGGATATTATCGGACATTCCATCGCCGGGACCTTTTAATAAACGTGGGTTTCCACCAGCTGCATAGCTACCTAAACTTGGTGTGCCAGCAATACCACCAGCAGCCATATTAGCCATCATTTCGCCCGTTAATGGGTTTGTTTTTGGCTCATAAGATGCCGCAGATTGTTGGGCACTAGTTGGCATTTGTGAAGGTGTAGCATATGCTGAAGTATGTTGCTGACTTTGTGGGTACATATCACCACCCATAAAATCTACTGGCTCAGAATTTGGGTCCATTAAACCGCCATCTGCATAGCCAGGAACTATGCCGCCTTCAGCTGCTGTATATGGCATAGCTACGTAATTAGGGTACACAGGTGTATATGGTGGTGTTGGCTGAGCAGTTGTTACTGGAGTGTATTTGCTTGGGTCGTAATGTAATTTAGTTAATGGACCACTATATTGTTGGCTAGCCGCGCTAGGAGTACCGTATTTTTTATTATCGTTTTGGATTAAAGAACCTAAAGCTGTAGCACCCAACGCATAAGGAGCAACTTTTCCGAGAGTAGCACCAAGACCTGTAGTACTAGCTTGAGCAGCGGCGGCATTGGCAGCGGCGGCATTGGCAGCTTGGGTAGCAGTTACAGTACCACCGGGCAAAGTAGATAAGTACGGAGTTGTACCTTGAATGCCTTCACCCGCAGTAATTTCTGCAGGGCTAAAAGCACTAGTTCCCGTTACTATACTTGAATTAGCCCCTGGAAGTACCACATCACCCCCTGCTACAGAACCCCCAAGAGAAGGGGCAACAGCTTGTGTGCCAGCCACAGTAGGACCAGCAGCAGCTGGTGCAGCAGCCGTGGCAGCATCGCCTGCGCCTGAATAAAGACCGCCATATCCCGCAGCGCCGCCAGCAATACCACCCATAAGAGCACTTCTACCTACATTTTGACCAGTTAATGCGGCTGTAGCACCACCTGCTAGAGCGCCAATCCCTCCACCAGCAATAGTAGCACCGGCACCTTCAAGGGCAGTACCTGCAAGGGATTCTTCAAGCCAAGGCGCAGCCGCGCCATCGGTCATAACCGTAGCTGCTAAAGCTGCTGCCATAGGTAAAAAACTTGTTACTCCGCCACCACCGCCACCTGACATAGTCTATCCTTTACTTTTTGCTAATTTTAGCATTTAAACCGCCGTTCCACTAGCGTTTATCCATTTAGTACCGGTCCACCAAATAGGCAAACCAGACCCCGAATTTAAACTTGTATCAAAAAATTGTTGCCCAACTTGTAACTTTGCCGTAGGTCTTTGATTTGTAGCTCCTGATGCAGGTATTACAGAACCTTGGGTAAAGTTATCTAATTGAGCAAAATACAATCGTAATGCGTTATTAATTTGGTCTTGATACCCTTGTTGATAATCCGTAGGCGCAATAGGTAAGTTAGGTGATGTTGTCGGCCTAAGCTGCCCATTATAGTTATTTTTATTTGCTATTGCCATTATCTACGTCCGTCAGGTCTAATATCAATACGTGGGCTACCTAGCTGCCAAGCCACACCTACACCAGTAGATTCAATTCTAAACGCCATTTGGCGCCCTCTTAGGCGGGTATAAACCTGCCCAGTAAATTGCTGAATTGTATATTGCGGTGCAACAGTATAGTTTTGTGCGCTTTGTACTTGTGGGCTATCTGCTTGCCCGTATGCCGTACCGGAGTTTTCCCGTGGTTTTACGGTCATCGTTACAGATGGCTGGTTAGTAGTAGAACCATTAAAATTAACGTCAGGCAGTATTCTCCAAACAAAGCCGAAGTTGTGGCCATCACCAATATCAAAGTCTGAGGATTGTACATAAGAGTCTATAGGTAAAGTTGCGGCGGTTGATTGGTCATCGTTTCCGTTTTCTTGATATAAAAGAACGCCAGTACCGTTTGTAGAAGTCATAGTAGTTGATGCAACTGTTTGTGGTGTATTTATTGTGTAAGTCCCTACCCCACCTGTACCGGTGCCCAAAGCCGTAATAGTTGTGCTAGATAGAATACCCGGCGCAATAATAGTTTGCCCGACAGCCAAAGAACCTACAGTTATAGCCGTTACTGTTAGTGTACTGCCAGAGACAGAACCTTTAAATATAGCATTTGTGGAATACGCTGCCGATACTGGATATGGTTGTGTACCGGTTTGTAACCAAGCAGTACGTGGCATAGTTCCGTAATACCAAACACGGTCTAAATAGTTGTAAATAATGTATTTATCTACAGTTGTACCTAAACTAGAGTTGCTTACATAAAACCACCAGACTTCATTGAACGCCTCATTAGCGCCAGCAAAAACCTGATAAGACTGGTTCTCATTAATATCATCAAAAATATACTGGCGCAATGCGCAAGGTAGCACTTCAACACGGCCAGAGTACATATAGAATCGGTCACGCCCCATCCAGTAAGTTACGTTGTTAATTGTAATCATAGAGTTAGGCGACATAATGGATATGTTATCCATCAAAATCTGAAAGCCCCACACGTAAGGAGCGCCGATATACTGCATAGAATAAATGGCTGAATCAGTCCATACTAAAATCTCTTGACGTGTTGCACGGGCGCCCATAATGTAAGAGCCGTTAGTTAACGTAAATTCGCCGGATTGATTAGTTACTTCTGGTACCCACTGATAGGCATTGGCTTGGTCTGACCAACGAACCAACATAGGATTAAATGTAGAGTTTGGTGTTCCGGGTATATATGGGTTAGCACCAAATGCAATAACAAACTCTTGAATAGCCGATGTAATAACCTGATAAGTTTGTTGCGGTACAAATGCACCAGAATAAGAATATGTGTAGTTTCCTGAACTTGCGCCTGTTGTTGGGCTACTAATTGTTGCTGTGCCTGTTACGTTGTTTACTGCGGTTACATAAGTTCCAGCAGTTATACCCGTGCCTGTAATGTAAGAGTATGGGTAAACATAGGGGGCATTAGCAGATGTGATGTTGATTGTTGAAGAACCTGAACTAAAAGTAGTTGCATCTATAAGAAGCGTTGTATTGTTGGCTAAGGTTTTTAAATACTGGGCACGTGTACTAGCGCCACCAGAATCTTGCCAATAAAAAATGCTGCCGCCACGAGGAGCAATAACAAGGTCCGCGCCAAAGTTATCATTAGACCAAAGACGAAGCTGTTGCCCAATACCGGAAGAATATCCCGAACCCCAACCACCGCGACTCCAAGGACCTGCGCCCCAACCTGTACCAATAGAATAAACATTAAGACCGCTTGGATATTCGTATTGAGCGGTTACAGTACCGCCGCCCGTAGCTGTTGAAGTGGCATTAGTAGAAGCAGCAATAGTGTAAGTAGTTGAAGACAATACTGATAAAACTTGATATTCGCCGTTTAACGTTAAACCGCCTACAGCAGTAGCTCCAGAAAAAACTACAAAATCGCTAGTTCCCGGGTTATATGTTGCATCGGTTACAGTAACAATAGCTGAACCAGATGTTGTACTAAACGGGTTTGTCAGCGTATCAGTTTGAATAATTGGTGTAATATCGTTGTAGACACCACCAGAATAAATATAGTACTTAGTGTTTGTGCCCAAACCAATATACGTATTACCTACACCGGCATCGCCATCTAACCAAATCCACAGTGAACGACATATGCCGTTAAACGTATTAAATGCGGAAGATACTTGAGTCCAACCGCCAATTTTTTCTGGAAAGCCAGAACGAAAACGTACTTTTTCGCAATCAAACCAGCCGCCTTCGTTACTGTAATCAGTACCTTCTCTATTAACTCCCGGACGAAATTGTAGTTTTTGTAATGGCATTAGTAAGTATCCAGTATCTCTTTGGCTGCATCAATTTTAGCAATTCTATCGGCTAAACCCAATAGGCCGCCGTTAATTCTTTTGGTCATCTCCGGATAATCCCGCTTATCCGCTAAGTCATTTAGCCCTTTTTTGTTCCAAAACCATCCTGCTGCTAATGCTGCATACTTAGGTATTATTAAGTTATCAGGAAAGTCTATTAAGTTAAGTTTTAGAGCATCCCCACAATTTTTATACTCGTCACGCCCAGTTAGCTGTATAACTCCTCTGCCACGGAACGCAAACCCATCACCTTCTTCTGTATTTCCCATGCGTCCTGCATATACTTTGTTTGCAATTTTTTCTGGATTTTCTGCATATTGTTCAGCCACATCTGCACTAGGAAATCTTGAGGGCCATGTACGCATAAGTCCAGCGGCAGAGTAATGAAGGTTCTCTTCCAAAGTTCTGAAATTGTTTGACTCATGTTGGCACTGTCCTATAAAAGCTGCTTGTCTTTGTGTTGTCGATATGTTGTACTTAATAAATGTGTCTGTTAAGGGTTTAAACCATTCTTCAGATATACCTAGTTTTTGTAGTTGCTCCGGACTCATTCTTCACTAGCTTTCTTTACTTCTTCATACCACTTCTGCCACTCAGTTACCATCAAGGTTGTTTGAGCGCACTGTCCAGCAAGTTGGTTGTAGGCGGCGATTGCATCAGAAAGCTTGGAGGTTGCGGATATACCGGGCACTGAACTGGTACCTGATTGGCGCACCCCGTTAGCATAATACTGCCTAATAAGAGCAAGCTTCGCATCATATTCATCTTGAATCCCTTTAGTAACTAATGCTTGTTGTTTTTTAATTGACTCGTTTTCCGCTTGTTGTTTTTCAACGATAGCCTGTTGCTCAAGTTTGTATACAGTAAAATCCCTATCGCGAGTATGCCAGCCAGCGAAAAACACGCCGCATACAAAAGCAACAAGTAGTGCAATTTTGATTGCAGTTCCATAACTAGAAAATACTCCCGTAATTAAAGACCACATTATTGCTCCTCTGGCTCAGTGCCTTTTTTCATCATCAGCCCAAAACCATGAGCGCCGACAATAGCTGCTGAACCCATATAAAACTTTTCAATATCAAATAATCCAGTATGCACGGCATTAAAGATTAAGCCGGCAGTAAGAACTAAACTAGAATACAACAACGACCAACGCACAATATCGTGCGTTTGATTATCTTTACCAGTAAGAAGGTCGTTAAGTATTTTATTCATTTTTAAATTGGGGCTAATGTTCCGCTGCTAGTAAAAGTGTGGTTATATACGGTGCCGTAAATTGAACCCGAAGTTGTTACGGTTCCGCCAGTAAATGCTTGGGTTGGATTTATGTAGCTAATAATAACTACGCCACCAGCGCCTGCACCTCCACCCCCACCATTATTGCTACCTCCGGCACCACCGCCACCGTAGTTTGCACCCGGTGCGCCTCTTGCATTACCTCCGCCAGCTCCAGCTGGAAAGCCACCAGCAGCTCCGCCGGGACCAACATTATTTAAACCATCATCAAAACCACCACCGCCTCCAGCAGATGCAGCTGAACCAGATAAAGTACCATCCCCACCAGTAGAGCTACCGCCCCCTCTAGCACCAGAACTGCCGGAGCCACCAACTGCGTTATTAGTACCACCCGAAGCGCTGCCGCCTGATGCCCCGCCCCCAAACACGTTAGGACCTTTTTGACCGCCGCCGCCGTAAATAGGGAACCCATTTACATAGCTTGCTCCGCCATCAGTACCTTGTGTACCTTGAGAGGGGGGGCCACCTTGACCGCCAGCACCTACAATAACTGAGTAACTTACGTTTCTAGAAAGAGATACGGGTCCATAAGAACCGCCGCCACCGCCACCACCACCTCCAGCATCGCTACCACCGCCACCACCACCGCCGACAAGTAAAATGCTACTAGTTAAATTCCAAGACTTTCCGTATAGATTAGCCATTGTAATAGTGCCAGTAGGTACATTGGCTAGCTGCCTTACTTTTTTATCGTTTAGCGTTATTACTTGTGTGGGTGAATTACCAAGCTCAACATTAACTTGAGCCATAGTTATAGGGCCTGATGCTGGAAGCGTCATTATGGGGTTCCGTATGCTGTTACGTTAGCAAGAGCAATAAAGTTGCCAGACGAATCTAAACTTCCTACGTTAGTACCGTTGTAATTAAAATATAATTTTGTCCCGCTAGGAGTTACGCTCCAACCGCCGGAGTTTGCAATTTGTGTGGCGCTAGTGGCCGTAGTAGCTGTAGTAGCATTGGTAGCCGTAGCTGCTGTGGTAGCAGTTGCCGCATTTCCGCCAATGTTTAAGCTCGCAGCTGTACCAGTAAGCCCTGTTGCAGGGCCATTAAATTGGGTAGAAGCCGTAATAGTAGTCGCGCTTAATGTACCTAAGTCTGATATACCAGATGCCGTTAATGTGCCGTTAACTGTAAAATTGCCTGCAGAACCCGTTTGAGCAGAATAAAAGTTTGTACCGTCTGTGTAGACTTGTGCTGTAACCCCGTTAGGAATAGTAACAACTGCTCCAGTTGAGGCACCAATAGTAATAGCGTAGCCGCCAGAAGTGTTGTTATAAACCACGTACATTTTAGGTTGATTTATGGGGGCAATAACTTGATAGACTGAAGAGTTTGTGCCTTGAACTATGAGCACCATATTACGAGCTTCATCTAAAACGCCGTTAAGGTTTGTCAGCGTATAGTTAGTGTTACTCATTGTAATAGTTTGAACACCAGCTACAGCCTGCTCAATAAGGGTCCAGTTAGTGTTGGTAGATGTGCCCCAAGAACCCGACTGGTCTCCGTTACCAATTTCTTGGATTTTTAAACTAGTTGTATACGATGATGCCATAATCTATCCTTAACATTTTTGGGTATTATCTACCGGTGCCCAATTAGGGGTTTCGTTTGTATCTATAGGGTTCCAAACAACAGTAGGCGCCACTCCTATTGGGAAATTGGAGAGTCTTTGAGTTTTTATGATACCAGAAAATGGTATTCCGCCAAAGCTAAATCCACCAAAATCGCCCATTTCTTGAACAGTAATAAGGACTTGGCCCCAGTTAGCCGCTTGGCTGTCATTAACCTTAACCCAACCAAATACGCACTGATTGTCGGCTAGGTTAATGTTCTCGGTTATAGCCTCTAAATAATGGAAAGCTGCTGCGTTTGAATCTAAAACTTGTATGCCTTCAGAAATACCTTCGCGGAAATTGGCAATAGCAACGGGTGTATCCGCAAACTTAGCGTTTTCAGTAATTGTAAAGAAGTAGATAGAGTTAATTGTTGAGGCGTCAGCAGATGTTAAGCTTTCTGTAATACTGCTAGCAAAAGTTGCAGATGTTGCTTCTATATCAGCTAGACCAAGTCCTTCCACAATACCTTCAAAGAACGCATCTTGTTCTGTATCAAAGTTTGCCGCTACTAGGGTTTCTACTATGTTTTCTAGGTAGGCTGAAATCTGCGTGCTTAAATCGCCAACACTAATAGCCTCAGTAATACTTTGATTAAATATGTTTTGTGCTGTAATAACATCTGCCACATTATTGTTTTCTGTACGTGCTGTGGCGTACTGCGCTGTTATATTTTCGGTTTCAGCAGCGTTTAAATTTTCAGTCTGACTTTGTGCAAACCGAGCTGTTATAGCTTCGGTCTCAGCAGCATTTAGGTTTTCGGTTTGGCTCTCTGCAAACTGTGCCGTTATAGCTTCTGTTTCAGCAGCATTTAGGTTTTCGGTTTGGCTTTCTAAATAAGCGCTTTGCTGGGTTGAGCTATCGCCCTCTGTTGTGTTTTCGGTTTGCGCTGTAACAAACTGAGCAGTTATTACGTCGGTTTCGGCAGCGCCAAAGTTTTCAGTTTGAGTGTTGTTAAATGTTGAAGTTTCTGTATTTGTATCAGCCTGAGTTACGGCTTCAACAATACCCTCAAAGAAGTTATCTTGCTCACTTTGAATATCATTTAGGTTGACTGTAACTTCGGTAATTGTTACTGCAAACTGCGCTGTTATCAGCGGTGTATCTTGTAGGGCGGAGTTTTCTGTAATTGTAAGTGCGTAAGAGTTCCCTGCTAGTGCAGCAAATGGAGACCGGGCAAAAGCAGATATCCCAAACACACTTACTTACCTTATTGAACGGTTGGTTCTACGGTTTTTACAGTTTCTACGGATGGCGTTGTTTCCAAAGATTTTTTAAGCATGTCCATAAATGCCTGCTTGCCAACTGACAACTGGTCTAAATTAAACCGTGCTGAATCCATTTTGCGGTCTAAATCCATGCAGTGGTTGCATAACATCTGTTGCTCTTGACTTAAATCTTCATACACATACTCAATACCGTCGATAGTAATGGGGGTCTTTTTGTCTTGTCCCATGACATTCTCCTATAAAATTGCCGTCAAAAAGGGCTGACGGCTTGCCCTAAACTTTAAGCCTTGGTTGTTGCTGGCGCTGCTGTTGTTGCCCAAGGAAGTGGTGTATTTTGTGGGCT